TATTATAAACAAAGCAGTATATTTATATAAATAATATATAATATACAGGCTTAAAATTTAATTTTAAAATATATCTTGACAAGAAAATGATAGAATGATATTGTTTTATTAAATTAAAAACGCATTCGGGCAACGGGCGGAGCTGATCCGTCGAGGTCCCGAAAGAAACGGACTTCATGCAGCCGGTACAGTCGAGATCATCATGATCTGATTGTATCAGTTGCATTTTTTATTTTAAGTATTCCAGTACTGGAGAGAGGAGATATATAACATGTCAGCAGTTGAAATGCAGGAAGTAAATAATACAGTTGATGTTTTTAAAGATGACATTGACAAATATATACACCTCTGGATGGATGATAGAAATATAACAGATATGTGCAAGGTATCACAGAATAGATGGTATAACTGCTGTCAGTATGTATATGACAATGTTTTTAAGATCAACCCTGTATACCTTAAAGATGACAATCATATTAGCAATCAATATGATATTGATAAGGTCAATAAAGTTTTAGATATATATATAAGGCTTTGTAACGATTTTGAAAAAGTGATAAATATAGTTGGTTTCACTTTCTTTACCGGCATACATAGAGATACACTTAACGGTTGGGTAAATGGCGAAAGGCTAGGTTCCACGGCTTCCGACATTTGCAAAAAGATTGACCAAATGAGGGAAGAAAGTCTTGTAGGTTTGCAGATCTCCGGGAAAAACAATCCCATGTGTTACATGCCGTCACTCAACAAGTATTGCGGCTTTAATATGCCCGGCGTAAGAGACCAGGGAGCCAGAGCAAGAGCATTGACAGCTTCGGAGCTCCCCAAACTGGGAGGCGGGAATTGTGCGAGATTGCCGGACAACTTTGACAATTCAAGCCCAGATAATGGTGAAATCGTGATAGACAATTCAAACAATTTAAAGCCCAGTGTTTAAGCACCTTGAGCCGCATACTTTCGTTTAAACAGTTTAAGAAACTTAGGTTTAACGAATAGTTAGAACACAAACAGAGAATTGTACGAACAATTCAAACAATTTATCAATGTTCAAAGCATGATTCGGCATGGATGGGGAGGGGGTTTGATAGGTTGAGAAAATCAGCACTACTAAGTCCTTTAAATATCCTCAAAAACAAAAAGAGATTGGATGGAAAAGTATGAGAGTAGTATCACAAAGCAAAGACGTTTCGCTTGATTTTGACCGAGCGGTATTCACAGCAAATCATGGAATGATAACTGCTATGGTTGATGGAAAAACGTTTACCATTGGGACGTATGCAAATTTAGGTAGAGAAAAAGAAGTATTCTCTGATATGCACAAGGCATTTTCGGCTTTTCAAGTTATTAGCACAAACATGGATAAACAACAGGTGGCCGAAATGTTTGCAGTATCTAAAAACATATCGATCAGATGCGTTGAGATGAATGATCCTTGTATGGGAATAACTGTATTTGATAACATGGTCTATTACATGCCGGAAAAGTAGTGTTAATATAGCGCTATCGCCAAGCGGTAAGGCACTGGATTTTGATTCCAGTATTCGCAGGTTCGAATCCTGCTAAAGAAACTTGTGAGAGGAAAACGACCATGGTAATTATTAAAACGATTATATCGACGCTGGATATTATTTTTATGCTGATACTATTTGTATCTGGCAGAGAATCCAAAGACAAAGAAACAGCAATTGCATTATGGGTACTTGTGATGTTACTGTTGCTGAACATGTTTCTGATGTGGAGGTAACAGAATGTTTTATAGTCCAATATTTGGTATTTGCTTTCAGCTGCCTATCATTTGTGCAGAGGAAAGAATACATATAACAAAATCAAAGGAACCGGACAGCACCGGAGATTTACTCAATCTGGATAGTGACGCTGAGCACCAGTCTGAGAAGTCGGAGCATCCAGTATAGCTTAAGTCCACTGGCATTCGGTTTTTGCAAGAAAAAACTCGGCGCAAGCAATTATTCGGTGTTAGTGGACGTCGGCAAAATAAAAAGATCAAAAATACTATCATAAGCGGCGCGCTATGCGCGCTGTGACGGAACGTAGCTCAGAGGAAAGAGCAATCTTTTCATTCTTCCATGCTCTAATGAATTGATAGCCGCAGGTTCAAGTCCTGCCGTTCCGATTGAGAGATAGGTTTAAAGCTTATCTCGGAATACGAAAAGTTCGTATTTCTCCTTTCGCCACTAGGACGATTCTGTTAAGGGCGGTGCGAGACAGTCTGGTGGTGGTCGCCGCAGATAGCGGTATTTGATGTAAGCCTATATGGTGATGAATGATGATTGTTCCGTAATTTGCTGACAAGCAATCCATATAGCAGTCAGCCTTGATAGTCCGGGTGCCTATCCCACGGTGCCTGAGCTGTCAAAGATATAATTCCCCCATATAGTTAGGCAGTGGCAGAATGGGTATTGCAGGTAAAGAAACCTATCGGTAAGAGTGTTGCCAAGTGGCAGACGGGCGATCATCCGTAGTCAGCAACCACACCTTTTCTGAAGCCGATAATGCAAGGTTCGAATCCTTGCCTGTCTAAGCGGTCAAATTATGCTGTTTGCTTGCATGCGCTCTATGGTTTGGCTGTAATCGGCATTTTGTATGCCTAGTGCAACGCATGGCACGATAAACATTATTGCTAACCGTCTGATGGCGGTTTCGGAACGTAGCTTAATTGGTAAAAGTGGCGTGTACACGGAAAACAACAACGAGAGCCGGATTGAAGGTTCGAATCCTTCCGTTCCGATGGTGCCAAGCTGATCTGATACTGTATGCGTAGCGCGGTCGCGTACAGAGATATGGAGTGAGGTGTCCGCGCATTTTGGGGAAGCGGCAACGATTGGCGGTGTTGCGGCTGACTGTAAATCAGTTTCCAAGTGGTAAACAATAGAGGTTCGATTCCTCTCTTCCCTATTTCACTCAACTCCCTAAAAACACTGTTTGGCAGGTGCGTGGTAGACAGTTGTAATGGATGGGTTGTTTAAGAAATCGCACCATCAAGATGCAGTGTTCCCATAATGGAATTGGAGCCGGTTGCTATCCGGTCGGGCGTTTATTCGCCTTGTAGGTTCGAATCCTACACACTGCGTTTGCCCGAACAAAATTGGGTGTTGATGTGTGACGGAATAGGTAAACGGAATTGTCGTAGAGAATTGGTTGAAACCGACAACATAGATGACCAGATTGTACACTCCTGCGTGGTGCAAATCCACGCCACATCAATTCCTTATCTTCACTTAGTCTGGCACTACTGCAATAGTTCAGGTCGATGGAAGATGTATGGATGGTAAGCGGTATCATTGGTAACATAAAACCCTTCCGTGAATAGAAATTGCAGATTTGAAAGCGGTTGGCATGGTTTGGTATGACAAGGTTCGATTCCTTGTGCCGCTATTCGATGGTTGGTATTTTTTACGCAAAATGGGGTGTGAGTATGTATTTTGAATTTGTTTATGTTGGCTATTCAACAAAGCAATGCGTTGAGTTTCTTGATGAAATCAAAGAAAAATTAAAGGCACATGATAAGAATTTTGAATACGACAAAGAACATTTAGTGATTAAGGCTGAATTATTCAAATGCAGTGCATTACCCATATATTCCGGTCGTTTATCCTGTCTTGGCATGGAAAATGCAGAGTATATCTGCAAAGAAACTGCGAGACCAAATGATTATATTCCTTGTCCAGGAGAATGTTTGAAGATAAAAGCCATTTTGGAATATGTTTCCACAAGATTTAGAAAAACTCCAAAAGAAAAGACAGAAAAAGAACTGGAAGAACTGATTGACGTTTTGATTGAGGTGCGGAAATGAGATTATGGAAAATTATTAAAAAAATATTCAAGAAAAAGCAAAAAGCAGATCCTACACCGCGCATTGAGAAAGATACGAAATGCGATAAATGCAAATACTTGCAAGAGTGTATTGACGAGGGGAAAGTCATAGATTGCAGAAATATTGAAGAAACGAGAAGCCATTACATTAAAGGTCTTGGTTCTTATGTAAAATGCGATGGTGTTGAGGTGTGAGTATGGATCTTAATGTGTCAGAAGATCAGAAAAAAGTTATTGAATTGCAAGGATATATGGTTGTCGAGTTCAAATTATGGTATCGAAAATTAGGAGAAATGATTCTTGAGTATGCCGTAAAAGTAATTGATACATGGAAAGCAATAGTTTTGTTTATACAAGAACAGGCAATTAAGGCATTCAAGCATATCAAGGATTTTGTGGAACAGCTTTCAAACGAATTGGAGCCATATATGAATTCCTTGGATTATATTGATTGTGAGAAAAAGAAATATCTGTTTGTTCGGTCACTTGGAAGAGCATATGAAGCGAATGTAAGAGGAAAAGTTATTTATCACAGATGCAGGGATAGGTGTTGAAAATGTGTGATTTTTGTAATGGGAAAGAATCATATAAAACTGCATATGGAGAATTTAAAATCAAAAAATTGGGCTATATAAATGTTATTCAATGCCATATTGATAAATGTCCACAGTATGCTAAATGTTGTAGCAATGGAATGAACGTAGCGATAGCAATGGAAATTGAATTTTGCCCGATGTGTGGTAGAAAGTTGGTGGAAGAATGACATGCTATGAATGTGCTTATTTTGGAATTGAATGGAATGAATTTTTGAAAAAAACGATAGAATTTTGTAACCATCCAGAAAAGTATATTCCTCCAGTAGGATTTGCTTATAAAGAACACGATTGCGAATTTTTCAAAAACAAATCTGGGATATCAAAATGGGACTCTTATTCAGAAAAAGAAAAAGAACAGGCATTGAGGTATTTTCGTGAAAACTATCACAAAAATCCTATTGAAGGTTTAACATGCGAGGGGGCTGAAATGAGTTTCATTGAATATCTAAAAAATGTTGATGCAAACTCATAAGGAAGAGAAGGAGTGTATGAAGCATGATTGTCAATATCAATAACAGCACATACGAGATGAACAGCAAACAGTACAAAGCAGTTCTTGATACGGCGAGCAAAGCGGTTACCTGCGGCATATACGCCATTGAGAAGAACAAGGTAGCAATCATGCTTCGAGAGGAATATAAAAGCAAGGAAGAGCTGAAACAGGCAGTTGGTAATTATACGGCGAAAGGGTTCAAGGTGAATTGGAAATGAAGAAAACACGTTCAAAAATCATAATCAAAACTAGAAAAGGCGGTTACACAAAGATTTATGCTAACGGAAAATGGCAAAAGGGAGTGTATAATATTGATTTCCATGCTGACTGCACGCCATTGAGATACACATACATAAAAATTTCTTGTGAATTTGATAAGTATAAGACTGATAAAAACGGTTCGGTTATTTACGACCCGGAAAAAGAAGAAATTGCAAAAGAACACGTAGTTGCAAGAATTTAGGGAGATATTGTGAAAATATCAGAAATCTCTATTATAACTGCTTTGTAGAAAGTATTGCGGATATTGATTAGATGATATTACCGGCTAACAAATGGAGTTAGTCGCTAACCAACAAAAATTATTGGCAGAGGTCTTAAGGCACTTCTGCTTTTGCGGAGGTGCTTTTCTTTTGGCAAGTTCAAGCCTAATTTCCACAGTAAATGGATATGAAAATTACATACAGGTGCATGGCATTGATGAACAGGTTATGGATGCCATGGCAGAAGCGGCAAGGGTAGCCATTCTGACGGAAAAGGATGTTGAGTATGGATTAAAGGTTTCTGCCAGATCGAAAGAACTGACGGAGCAGTTTATCTTTCAATCTACAGGTGGCACACCATGGGATTTAGAGAAATATTCATTCCAAAACAAGATATCTTATGAAATTCTGGACAAATATTACGGGATTTTGCTTTTGGAAGCGCAAAACAAAGTTGTGGATAGTGCTTTCCAGTATTTGGAAAATAAAAGAGAGCCTAAAGAACGGTTTTATATGCCAAGAAGAAATCAATTTCTCAAAATAGGGCTTACACAGGCTTTACAAGGCATGATTGATGATAAATATGACATCCTGTGCGTATCCCTTGTTCCGGGAGCAGGAAAAACAACGGTAGAAAAAATGTTTCACGCACTTGTTGCCGGATGGTTTCCGAGAGATTTCAGTCTTTTTTATTCGCACAGCGGAGATATTACCAGAATGTATTACGACGGCGTGTACGATATCGTTACAAACGCGGAAGAGTATACATGGAATGAAATTTTTCCGGATCTTTCAGTGACAAGCACAAATGCAAAGATGGAGCAGTTTAATGTCGGGAAGTACAAATCGTTTCCATCCGTACAATGTACGTCTGTTGGTAGTAAGAATGCAGGTAAAGTAAGGGCTTCTAAGTTTTTACTGGTTGACGATATGATAGGCGGTATCGAAGAAGCAATGAATCCTATTATCCTTGATAAATTATGGGATAAATATGCCGTAGATGCCCGCCAGAGAAAGATACAGGACACGGACGGTAAGAACTGCAAGGAAATACATATTGCCACAAGATGGAGCGTACACGACGTTATAGGGCGCATCCAAAATATGTACGAGGGCAATCCGAGAGTAAAGGTTATTGCGGTACCAGATGTAGACCCAGTTACAGGAGAAAGCAATTTTGAATATGAGTTTTCCGGTTTTACAAAAGAGTTTTTTGAAGATCAACAATTATTGATGGACGACATATCATATAGATGCCTTTACAAACAGGAACCGATTGAGCGAGAGGGATTGCTATTTCCGGAAGATAAAATACGTCGGTATCTTAATTTGCCACATGGAGAACCAGAAATTGTAACCGGTCAATGCGATACAAAGGGAAAAGGAACGGATTACTTTGTTTTGCCGGTATTGCAAAAATACGGAGAGGATTACTACTGTGTAGATTGTGTTTGCGATAACACGGCAGATTATGAGATGCAGTATGAAAATGCAGCAAATGTTTTGACAAACAACAAAGTGCAGGAATGTGAATTTGAGAGAAACGCCGGCGGAGACCGTGTCGCAATGGAAGTAAACAAGCGAGTGGAAGCCAAAGGATGGATATGCAATATCACAGATACACCGACGGAGACAAATAAGGAAGCAAGGATTTTTCAGTGCTCAAACTGGATATTGCAGCACGTTATATTTAAAGACCCATCATTATATAAGCCAAATGATCCATATGGAGTAATGATGTCTCTTCTCAAGAGATATTCAGTGTCCGGTAAAAAGCAGTTGGATGATGTGCCGGATGTATTTTCAAACTTTGCGCTTAGAGTGACAAATGGAAATAACGTAGCCAAAGTAGAAGCGGCAGTAAATCCGTTTAGGAGGTATTGATATGGTAAACAAAGATATTTTAAATCAATACTTAGATTTAAGAGAAGAAGTAAAAGAAGTAAGGAATAAAATTAAAAAGCTTGAAAAATACATAGAAAAAATTGAACAGGAAGGAACGGTTATTGATAGCGTTTCTGGCGGAAATGGTGGAAACCAACATTTTAAAATAGAAGGAATACCATTGCCAGAATATAGGCACAAAAAAACCTTGTTATATTCCAGAAAAACCACCCTCGAAATTTTGGAAAACGAACTTCTTGAAAAAACAAATGAAGTAGAAGAGTTTATTGCAAATATAAAAGATAGCAGAATTAGAAGAATAATTAACCTTAGATTTTTAGAAAATCAATCTTGGAATAAGGTTGCCGACCAAATAGGAGGCAATAACACAGAAGACAGCGTGAGAAAAGCGTTCGATAGATTTATGAAAGAGTAAAGTTGTCCGATATGTCCGGTTTTTTTCTGATATAGTTATAATCGAAGAAGTCAACAAATAGTTGAACACTTTACCATCCCCCATTGAAAGAGCATCGAAGAGAAATCTCCGGTGCTTTTTCTTTTGAAAAGAAAAGAGGATTTTATGGTATATACACCAAAAACAATATATTGCCCGCGTTGCGGAAGAAAAGTTGCCACACACGATGGGCGTTCAACAATGAACATTTCTGTGGAATGTAGGAAATGCCACAAGAAAGTTGTTTTTTATCCGGAGAATGGAAAGACGAAATTAAAATCTCTTACAATCCGGTCAACATCCAGTGGGATGACGTTTATTTAGGAGCCAATTATGAATAATAAATCTCTCCAAGACCTTGTTAAGGGATGTTATGGGCGAAAAATTTTATATACTGATGTTGAAACTATCACAAAAGACAATATTGTCAAGGTGGTTGGAGACTGCATCGGAAATTATTATTACAACAAAACCATCATAGAATACCTATGGCGGTATTACAAAGGAGATCAGCCGATTTTATACCGATTAAAGGTACAAAATGCTGATATTACAAACAAAATAGTAGAAAATCATGCGTATGAGATTGTTCAGTTCAAAGTAGGACAGACATATGGCGAGCCAATACAGTTTATCAGTCGAAAAGATGATGATGAAATTAATCGGGCAGTGGATGCGCTGAATGACTATCTTGTGGATGCGAATAAACAGGAAAAAGACATTAAAGCAGGAGAGTGGCAGTCAGCAACCGGAACATCTTTTAAGGCGGTAAGATTTGCAAATGGAGAAATACCATTTCAAATTGTTGCGCCTACTCCAATGAATACGTGTGTTATTTATAATCGGAGCACGGAAGAACCGGTGGTTGCGGTGCAGGAGCTTAAAGACGAAGATGGAAGATGGTACAAACTGTGCTATACGGACAACTATTCATGTAAACTTCAAAACGGAGTAGTTTCTGAATGGAAATTGCATGCATTTGGAAGTATACCTATTGTTGAGTTTCCAAATAATCATGAGAGAATTTCTGATATTGAGCTTGTCATAGGTATTTTGGATGCCATAAACAATATGCAGTCAAACAGAATGGATGGAATTGAGCAGTTTGTTCAGTACTGGGTTAAGTTTGTGAACTGTGAAATCGACAAAAAAACGTTTGAAAAGATGAAAATGAGCCATGCTTTGACGGTAAAGTCCAATAACAAGGATAACAAAGCCGATGTTGAGATTATGACGCAGGAACTAAATCAGAGCCAGTGTCAGGTGGCAAAAGATGATTTGTGGGACAATGCCTTGGCAATATTAGCAATACCAAACAGAGAGTCCCAAAACTCTGGAGGAGATACACAAGGAGCAGTATCATTAAGGGCTGGATGGGATTTTTCAAAGACAAGAGCAAAATTAAAAGACCCAATTGTGAAATCGGCAGAGAAGAGACTTGCAAAAGTTGTCTTAAATGTAATACGCGTTAAGGACAATGATTTGAAATTGTCAATGAGGGATTTTGATGTGCAAATCAATCATAGCCCGCAAGACAATATGTATACAAAGTCGCAAACACTATATCAGCTTTTAGAGTGCGGCATACATCCTCTTATTGCCATTAAAACGGTGGGGCTTTGGGGAGATGCTGAAAAGACATTCCTCTTGTCTAAGCCATATATAGATGCGTTGTGGAAAACAATTGATAATGCAGAAGAGCAGGAACAAAAAGCACAGGAAATTGTAAACCAATTAAATAAACAGCAAAATAAGACAGCTACCGAGTAATCGGTGGCTGTTTTTATTTTATAAAAATTCGCAAAGTTGTGAGCGTAAAAATCAACAGTGTCATTCGGTGTCGTTGCACCGCAAAAATTCGTAAAGACATATCGGAGGTAATCAATGAAAAGAGAAGAGTTAATTGCAATGGGTATCAGTGAGGAAAATGTTGAAAAAATCATTGCTGATTACGGCAGTGCCGTACAGAGAGAACAGGCAAAAGCAGCAGAGCTTAAGGCAAAGGCAGACAGCGCAGATGAGTTGCAGAAAAAGCTGGATGAAATGGAAGCAGGAAACCTCACGGAACTTGAAAAAGCAAACAAGGCGTTAGAGACAGCAAATCAGCAGATCGCAGATATGCAGAAAAAAAACGCCATCAGAGATCAGCGCGAAGCATTGATGGAAAAGTTAAAAATCAATGCAGAGCAGGCAAAATCCGTTGTCAAGGATAATGGAAGCCTTGATTATGACGCTCTTGGAAAGATTACAGCCGAAAAGGAAACCGCGGCAGCGCAGGCAAAGGAACAGGAGATTGCAAATAATTCTGAAAATCCGGGCGGCGGTACTGCAGGTGGAGAAAATAAAAAAACTGCGGACGTAGAGAACGCAGAAAAAATCAGTTTTGGCAAACCTGCAGAAAGTGCAGAAGCCAAAGACCATTATGTTTTATAGGAGGTAAATTATGGGAAAACCGATTGAAAGAGACTTTACACAGAGTAAAGGAATTTTAAAATTCTTTCCTTATGAGGGTGCGGCGTGTATCGTTCCGCAGACAATGGTGTCAAGTGCCGATGCAAACGGAAAGAAGATTGCAAAGGCAGGGACACCGTTCCCAAGCAATGACGAATCTTGCAAAGGGTATCTTCTGGAAGATGTTGACGTAACAATGGGAGATGCGCCTGGAACTTATGTATATCAGGGTTCTATTGACAGCGCAAAGGTAACAGCGAACGGAGTGACCGTGGAAGCAACTGCAAAAGCAGCAACACCGCGTGTTACTTTTTTTTGATTAAAAAATGGAGGTATTAGAGAATGGCATTACCATTAGCAGAAGCATTTACCGCAAGAAGTCTTGGGGTTATGTGGAATAATTATAAAAAAACGCTTGGTTCTGCACCTTACTTAGGTAGACAGAAATTTGGAACCAGAAAACAGGACAGCCTTGAACTTAGATTTATCAAAGGGAAAAACGGTCTTCCGGTATCCTTAAAGGCATCCAATTTTGATGCGCAGGCAGAGTTAAGAGATGTCGGTGGATTTTCGGATATTCAGAACGAGATGCCTTTCTACCGTGAATCTTACATGGTAACAGAGCGTGAAGAGCAGGAGTATGCAAATTACCAGTCGGCAGAAAATTCCAACATGGCAAACCAGGTGCTTAGAGAAATCAGCAAAAAACCGATGATGCTGATTGAGGGCGCAAGAGTAGTGCCGGAACGCCAGATTTGGCAGTTATTAGCACCATCTGATGGTATTCCAAGAGTACAGGTAACAATTGGTGGCAAGAGCTTCTATGTTGATTATACTTCGGACAATGGAGTGGCGCACAAGAGAGATCATTACAAGGATATTTCCGGAAGCGATACTGATAAATGGTCTGCACCAGAAACAGCAACGCCACTTGACGACCTTATCGAGATTAAACGTGAGTTTGCAAAGAAAACAGGATATTCCCTTGCACGCTTTAGCATGAATACAGAAACATGGGAAATGGTCCTTAAGGCGGAGGACACAAAGAAACAGGTGCTTGGAATTATTGCTTACAATGGCGGTATTCGCTTACAGCAGGGGCAGGTTACAGAGTATCTTAGAGGATACGGCATCGAGATTGAAGTTTACGACAAACTTTGCATCGACCCTGCAGACGGTGCTACCAAATATTTTATTCCTACAGGAGTTGTTTCAGCGCAGTCATCCGGCGTGTACCTTGGAGATTATGTCTTTGGAAAGACACCGGAAGAGAGAAGCGGAAGTTTAACAGACGGAAACCTTTCTATTGTAGAAACCGGCATTTCGGTATATACATACGCAACAAATCATCCGATCAACACGCATTGCATTGTGTCAATGATCGGATTGCCTACTTTTGAGGGCATGGACAGCGTTGTTGTCATGAAAGTTGCGTAGGAGGTGCGGTATGATTGCTGAATATACAGTAAAGCGCAATGGAAGATGGTATAAAGCAGGAGATGAAATCCCGGACATTGTTCCGGGAGAGAAATCTTCTGGCGAGTACACCAAGACAGAGATTAACAGAATGAGCACTGCTGATTTACAGGCACTTGCCGCTGAACATGGGATCGAGGGTGCAGAAGAAATCAGTGGAGCGGAACTGAAACGCATTTTGATCGAGCAGTTTGGATTATAGGTAGGGAAGAATGGACGAATATACAACATTAGAGCAGGTCAAAATCAGACTGAAACAATTTCATATTGAAACCGTTACGGACGAAGATGGTGTTACTTCTGATGTTGTCGTGTTCGACCAGAAAGAAGATAATCCTTACATCGAACAGCTTATCAAGCAGGCAAGAAATGAAGTGGTAAGCAAGCGGAATTACCCGGAAAGCTACACGGATGAAAAAATATCCGAAGACTTGAAACAGTTTGAGGATGTAATCGTCAATTTAGCCGTGTACGACCATTCACAGGCAGGAGAAGCCTATATGGCAAGCTATTCAGAAAACGGAGTGAGCCGTAGCTGGAAAGACAGGGAAAGCTTGTTTGTCTGTGTATTTCCGTTTGTAAAATCATTATAACTCATCGATTTCGAGGAGTTTAGAAGATTGTGCGTTACGTTTTGCCGATGTTGGCAAAACGTAGCAGGCGGCACACATTGAGCGGTGGTGGGCGGTGTGCCATAAAAAATGAAAGGCGGTATATGATTTGACGATTGAAATATCAACAGCAATCATTATAAGCGTGCTGTCGCTTGGTTTTTCCGTCTTTATGGGCTTGAAGAGCAACAAAAGGACAGACAACACGGATCTTGAAGAGCGCGTGCGGGAGAACACACGCATTAACATGAAGTTGGATGCCATTTCAAACAACACGACCGAGATCAAAAATGAAGTATCTGAGATGCGAAAAGAAATAAATTCTCATGACAACAGAATCATAAAGGTGGAGGAAAGTGTGAAATCGGCTCATCACAGAATTGACGGAATAGAAACCCGTCTTAATGATGACAAGGAGGTTTAATCATGGATATTATACAGTCTGTAATTGCAAATATGACAATTATTCTGGCAATCATTGGTGCGCTGGCATTTGTTGTGTCTGTGGTAACACAGGTAATCAAAGGTGTAGGCGTATTTTCTAAGATTCCAACGGACATTTTGGTATTTGTTCTTTCTATCGGAATCACGGTCGCTGCGTTTGTGGCATACATGCAGTACATCCAGACATCAATTTTATGGTATATGATCTTGGCAGCTATTATTGCAGGATTTATTGTTGCGTTTGTCGCAATGTATGGATGGGAAAAGCTTTCTGAGCTGTGGAAACGGTTCGGCAAGGATGTGAAGTGAAATGCTTGAGATCAATAAGCAAAAAATGAGTTATTCGCAGCAAAGCGGCAAGGTGCCGGTATATGTGACGGATGATGATGGTAACATCGAATATTCTTCGTACACGGATTCTGATGGAAATGTAATTTATTACCTTGATGAGGATGGAAACAAAATACCGAAAACAACCGGAGAGTATACCACAGGTTATGAGAAGCCTGTGGTTTTTTATTCTTCAATCAGCAATAAGTTGAGTGAAGCACTTATAAAAGAGTTTGGCGTTGACAATTCCACAAACTTTGTTCAGATTGTCGAGGACAAAGGGAAACTTCCATTGAGCGTCGGCTCCTTGGTATGGAAACGGTCAGATGTAAGGTACAAAGATGAAGAGAATACAATCGTTGATGAAAATTCGGCTGATTACATCGTAAAAGGTGTTGCAGACGAGGGATTGACGGTTGATTTGTTTTTATTGCAAAAAAATGTAAAGTAGGTGCTGAATGGGAAAGAAAGTAATCACCATGAGCTTGTCTGAAAAGTCTATTCAGAAAGCCATACGAGAGCTTAGAGCCTATCAAAACAGCTTGACATATAAATGTCAGCTATTAGCAGAAAAACTTGCGGAAAAGGGCGTAGAGATTGCCAGAGTGCAAATTGCTGACCTTGACGCAATATTTACATCGGAACTGATTTCAAGTGTTCATGCGGAATATGAAGGAAGCACTAAGGGCGGCGGGATATGGGCGGTAATAGCCGGTACAGACCACGCCGCATTTGTTGAGTTTGGAACCGGAATTGTGGGACAGCAAAGCCATTATCCGGGGAAACTGCCAGAGGGTGTTTCGTGGCAGTATGCAAGTGGAAAAACTATCCATCAGATTTCAGATGGAAGATATGGATGGTTTTATCAGGACGACAATGGCGATTGGTGGTTTACAGAGGGAATGCCAAGCCGACCATTTATGTATCTGACCGCAAATGAGTTGCGGCAGATTGTTACACAGACAGCGAAGGAGGTGTTTAAATAATGGCAGGCAACCAGTGGGTATTTGATCTTGAAACAAACATTTTTTCCAATGTTGTAACGATTGCCAAACCAAAACTCCAGAAGAAATACAAAAGCATGAATTTTGACACTGCATTTACAACGGTTGAAAAAAACCTTGATAAAGACCCTGTTTTCCCGACCATTTACATTCACGAGATGCCGGGGCTTGAACGAGGGGCAAATTTAGAGGGAACATCCGTAAATGCAGTGCAGGAAACAATACAGGTTGACGTTATTACAAACACAAAGCAGAGCGATGCAAAAGGGATTATGGCTATTTTAGCCGATGCCTTTAAGCAGATGCGATTTCAAATTACAGCAATGCCGGAGTTTAAAAACGACAGCGAAAAAAAATTTAGAAGCGTTGCAAGGTTCCGGCGGATAATCGGAGCAAACGACAGATTGATGTAAAAGAGCCGAAAGGCTCTATTTTTTATGCACCGGGCGCAAAGAGATGCGTCTGATAACCGCATTATTTAGCGGTAGAAAGAGAGGTAAAAATGGCAGAAGCAGGATTGTCTACGTTAGGCATTACGTTTGGCTATGGAACAGAAACCACAGCCGGAACAAAGCCTACATCGTTTAAACAGCTTACAAGAATTAACGCAATCGGCGGTATCAACATTGAGCCGGAACAGATTGACGCATCTGCATTAGAAGATGCTATTACCAGATATGTAAAGGGGCGCGCAGATACCGGTGGCTCTTTCCCTATCACGGTAAATCTTACGGATGCCACAAAGAAAGAGTGGGAAGCACTTATCACAGCGTACAAGGCGCTTGCCGGCGGGAAAAGAATGTGGTTTGAAACGATTATCCCGGGATTTACCGAAGCGTTTTTTGTTGTGGCTCAGCCGCCAGAGCAGATTCCACAGCCGGAGATTGGTCAGAACGAACTTTTGACGGTTGAAATGAATCTTACCATTGAAGAATACAAGGGCATGGACACCGCTGTAGCTTTTACACCGGGGGAATAACACGTCAGTCGAATAGTTCGGTTGGATCGGCTGACGATAACCAGACAACCGAGCCAGAGCTTGAAGAAACAATTTAAAAGAACAGGGCGGTCTTCGGACTGCCATTTCCCTATATGAGAGGGAGAAAGGGAAAGAAAATGACAAAATTAAAATTTGGCGAGAAAGAATTACAGATCAAGTTTGGATATGAGGCAACCGTCAAAAGCGGGATTATCAAAAAGGTAGCAGAATTAGACCAGATTACAGATATTGAAGCAATTGATAAAATTCTTTTATTCCTGCCGGAGTTAATTCTTGTTGGAGCACAGAAGTTCCATAAAGAAGAGTTTGGATATGATTCGGAAAACGAGGGAGAAAAGGAACAGCAGCTTGGAAAAGTATATGCCATGCTTGATGATTACTTTGACGAAGAAGATTCGGATGTCGAGGAGCTTTATCAGTTACTTCTTGCGGAATTGCTTGAAAATGGTTTTTTATCAAAACTGCTCAAAGCAGAGCAGGAAGAAGCGGAGAAGAAAACTCCGAGGAAAAAGTAGAAGAACAGAGAGAGCTTACATGGGAAACGTATTGCACGGAAATCCGCCCGTTTTGGCTTTTAGTTACAAAGGGGTACGGATTTACTGTGCATGACATAGACACGTCCTGCCCGGCTGATTTACAGCCTTATGCGGATGCTTACAACTTAGATAAAAAGCAAAGAGACAATGAGATGTGGATGTGGTTTGGAACATATGGATTGTCTGCGGTATCGGTGGCAGTAGAACATTGCCTTGCCGGTCGGAAAGCAAAATCAAAGTATATTGAAAAACCAATCAATGAACAGCAAGGAAAATATGATTCGGAAATGACGGAAGAAGAAATTAAGAAACAGAGAGAGCTATTTGTGGCAAAGCTCAAAATTATGCAGTCAAACTATGAGTTGAGCCATCCAAAACCAGAAAAGAACTTGGAGGTATAAATATGTCAATTAGAATTGGATCTGCAAGACATGATGAAAATGGGAAATTGACCGGTGGGAGACCGGGAGATCAGACCGGAACAGAAGTAAGTATGCAAAACTTTTATGTTCATAAAAAAGGATGGTATGTGTTAAGGCCAAAAACAAAAGATATGGCGGATAAACTGGCAGAATCAATGATTACAGCGTGCAATAATGATAATATTGGCTACTGTCAGGGACACCGGCTTGGAATTGTCAAATATGGTATTAATTCAAAAGTAAAAACAGAAGCAGATTGCGGCACAACGGTACGTGCATGCATTATTCATGCAACTGGAAAAGATGTTGGAAATTTCACCACAGCAAATGAAAAATCTGTACTTCTTTCTAGTGGCATGTTTGATGACATTGGAGGTTATGCGGCAGGAATGGTTCTTTACAACGGAGATGTTATTGTCACAAAAACAAAAGGTCATACAGCGATTGTGACAAGCGGAAACCCTAGAAAAAATGTAAAAGATCATTTAAACCCATACCCGGAACCTGCAAGGATTTTAAAGAAAAAATTCCCTTGCATGAGAGGGGATGATGTGAGATGGCTTCAGACGGAGCTTATTTATCACGGATGCCTGGATGAAAAAGATAAAAAGGGAAACAGTAATGTGGACGGTATTCTTGGAAATGATACGGCGACCGGTATTGGAACATTCCAGAAAAAAGTCGGAATTACAGTAGATAAGAAATGCGGACCGGTTACAAGAGAAAAATTAAAAGAGTAGATCAAGGACGGTAAGGTGTCACAGCCTACCGTCTTTTTATTTTGCATAGAAAGTTGGTGCATATATGGCAGACATTGATGAATTACAAATAAAAATCAAAGCTGACTCTGCAAAAGCAAGTAATTCCATAGAAAGCCTTGTAAACAGCATGAATAGGCTCCGGGAAAGCATATCGTTTGACACTGCAAAACTTTCAAATATTGCAAGCGGAATCAGAAGCATTTCCGATGCAGCTACCGGGTTCAAAGGTGGTAAATCTTCGGAAATCACATCAATGGTGCGGGCACTCAATAAATTTTCTGGTGTTGATGCAAATTCTATCCACGGAATATCTTCTGCTGTGAGAGATCTTGCATCTGGAATAGCAAGTGTTAAAGCTGTTGATACAAGCGGACTCACAAGCATGGTGTCGGCACTGTCAAAAATTGGTGGCAAGGCATCTACACAGGCGACAAAGAATTTACCGGCTCTTTCTGCACAGTTACAAAACTTTGTACGTCAAATGAACAAGATAGGTGCATTGAATTTTGATATGACAAACATGAGTAATCTTGTAACGTCCATATCAAGGCTTGGAAGCGTTGCAAGCGGTCGTGCGGTAACTAATATACCTTTGCTTGCTGACAATCTCAAATACCTGTTTGAGACGCTTTCAAAAGCACCAAATGTATCTTCAAATATCATTCAGATGACGCAGGCACTTGGCAATCTTTCCAACAGGTCTGGTGGTGCGATTTCTGGATTAAATACCAGCATCAGTAGTCTTTCCGGTTCTTTCCTTGGATTTAAGACATCCACAGGGAAAGCATTGATCGGACTCAAGTCATTCACAAGACAGATTTTGTCCTCTATGGGGATTTATCTTGGTCTGTACGGAGCGATCAGGGGAATAAAAAATGCAATCGACATATCATCCACATTAACAGAGGTTCAGAACGTTGTTGATGTTACTTTTGGGGACATGTCAAAGAAAGTCAATGAGTTTGCGCAGGACTCTATACGTCAGTTCGGTATGTCAGAATTGACACTGAAACAGACGGCAAGCCGATTCCAAGCAATGGGAACAGCCATGGGAATTGACAGCAGTTTGATAAAGAAAGCCAATGAGTTTTTGAATAAGCAGACAGATGGCTATATTGGTTTGTCTGATTCCATGGCTGATGTGTCTTTGAATTTAACAAAATTAACTGCTGATATGGCATCTCTGTATAACATAGATCAGGATGTTGTGTCGCAGGATTTAGCTGCAATATTTACCGGACAGACACGCCCATTAAGAGATTACGGTCTTGATCTTACACAGGCAACCCTTAAAGAGTGGGCGATGAAACAGGGATTAGATTCTGATATTGCGTCTATGTCACAGGCTGAAAAGACAATGCTCCGGTATCAGTATGTGCTTGCCAATACGCAGACAGCGCAGGGAGACTTTGCACGTACGGCTGATTCGTGGGCGAACCAGATAAGAATTTTAAAACAGTCGTTTGAACAGCTTGGCAGTGTTATTGGTGGAGCATTAATCAATGCTTTTAAACCATTCGTAAAAGCACTCAATTCCGTTTTACTGGTTGTTATCAGCTTTGTTACAAAGGTTACAAACGCTTTAGGCGCAATCTTCGGATGGAAATATGAGGATTCCGGCGCAGGTCTTGCAGATAGTTTTTCAGATGCGGCAGAGAGCGCAGGCGATGTTGCTGACAATACCGGACAGGCGGCAAAGAACATCGACAAGATGAATAAGGGCGTCCGTCAGTTTGATGAATTGAAACTGATTACCACAAATGATGGTTCGGGCAAAAAAGGTTCGGGCGGTTCCGGCGGCGGTGGCGCATCAGGCGGTGCCAGTGGCGGTAAACTCGTCAAGACTGATACCATTTTCAAAAATTACGAAAGTGATATTAAAAATCTGAAACAACTTGGAAAATACATCAGTGATGCCTTATCAAAAGCTATGGAGTCTATCAACTGGGATAAGATTTATTCCAAGGCAAGAAACTTCGGCAAAGGCTTGGCAGATTTCCTTAATGGTCTTATCAATCCGAGACTGTTTGGAAATGTTGGTAAGACGATTGCAGGGGCACTGAACACGGCAATTTATGCCACACTTTCCTTTGGTCAGACATTTGACTGGTCAAACTTTGGAAAATCACTGGCAGAGGGAATAAATAAATTCTTCAAAACATTTGATTTTAAAGCACTTGCAGAAGATATAAATACTTGGGTACAGGGAGTTTACAAGACAATTAAAACCATGATAGAAAATATCAAGTGGTCTGATGTTTGGAATGGTGCAAAGGATTTCCTGTCAAATCTTAATGTAGAAACAGTAGCAATTGTAATTGGAGCATTAACCATTAAAAAAATTGCAAAGACAATAATCGAAGCAAATCTTCTAAATACTATAGGAAAATTTATTGCTGGGAAAGTAAAAGATGCAATAGTAGTGGCTTTAGGCGCAGAAAAAGGAACTGGGATAGGAACTGCACTTGTTGGAGTTTTTAAAAGAGGAATAGGAAAATTTGGAGAAAGCGTTGGCAAAATATTAATTCCAAATCTTATGAGCGGTCTTAGCCTGAACGAATCTATGACAGCCGCTTTTGGTACAATTGGGACAACTCTTGCAGGTATAGTATCAACTGTTGGAGGAGCAATTTTAGCAGTAACTAACTTTGTAAAAATGATGAAAGAAGGATTTAGTTGGTTAAATGAAATATTAATGCTTGTAGGAACTGCCTTGGCAGCAGTAGGAGCTGTTATTCTTGGAGTTGCCGCAGCACCGGCGGCTTTAGTTGCAGCCATAGTTGCCGCTGTTGGAACGGTTGTTGTTTTAGTGCATGATAACTGGGAAACAATAAAAAGCTGGTTTTCTGGTGTTTCAGATTGGGTTAATAAAAAAATATTTACTCCAATATCAAATACAATGTCAGGGCTTTGGAAAACGGTAAGTACTGTATGGCAAAATGCTTCTACATGGTTTAGTACAACAGTTATAGAACCAATAGTAAATTTTTTCCAAGGTTTCAAGACAAGAGTAAAACAAATTTTTGAAGGTCTCTGGATAATTGTTCAAGCGATTTGGATAACTGTTTCTGGATGGTTCAATGACAATGTAATAACGCCTGTTGTAAACTTTTTCCAAGGACTTTGGGAAAAAGTATCTGGATTTTTTAAACAACTATGGGAAAATGTTAAGTCTGTATGGAGTTCTGTTTCTGATTGGTTTAATCAAAATGTAATAACACCTGTTAGACAAAGATTTGAAAGTGTATGTGAAAAAGTAGGAGGATTTTTTACAAATTTATGGAACAATATAAAATCAGTTTGGAATGTTGTTTCAAATTGGTTTAATACAAATGTTGTTCAACCATTGCTTGGAGTTTTTGAAGGTTTGTGGTCTGGTGTAAAATCTGGAATGGTAAACGCTATGAATGCGGTAATTGGCGGAATAGAAAGTGCTATAAACTTTATTGTTGGTGGGATAAATAAGATAATAGGAGGATTCAACAAAGTTGTATCGTGGGCAGCAAAAGTGGCAGATGCTGACTGGGGCGGTGTAGACTTAGTACCTACAGTACAGCTAAATAGAATACAAAGGTTTTCAACAGGAGGTTTCCCGGAAGATGGCTTATTTTTTGCAAACCACGGAGAAATGGTCGGGCAGTTTAGCAACGGGAATACAGCAGTTGCGAATAACAGCCAAATTGTAGAAGGAATTAAAGCAGGAGTAAAAAGCGCAGTATCAGAAGCATTGACACCATATCTGTCACAAATCGCACAGAATACAAGTGAAAACAGCGGAATTAAAGTTGAATTAGACGGCAAGGTAATATATGACAGTACAGTTAAGCAATGGAAGAGTGAAGCAAGAAGAACGCAGAGAAATCCAGTTCCTATATTTTAATTGCAACTCTCTTTCGTTTGTGGTATGGTTTGTATAATATATTACAAATGGGAGGGAGTTCATGAAAAAGTGGGGAATAGTAATTTTGACAATAGCTGTGTTGGTATTAACTGGGTGTGGAAACGGATATGAGGAAGAAAAAATAGAGACGACAGAAACGGATGGAACTGTCGTGATTGAAAGAGAAACTGGAATAGAAAAGAATGTAAAAAGTATACCGTATGACAGCATGAATTATAATGATAGTACATTTGGAATAAAATCAGTAGATTTGTGTCAGATGGAATATAAAAATGGTTACATGCCGTATGTTATAGTTGAATTTGATATAAGCACACTTTCAGAAGAAGATATCTACTGGCTGTATGAAAATGATCAAAAAGATTTTGATATTTGTGTTTATATAGACAGCGAAAAGAATAGAATTGATTTTGAAAATATGGATACATTGTATCTTGGGAAAGATGATAGTAAAGTTATCTGTATATTTACTCTTTATGATTATTATAAATTTGACATGTCAGACATGGAAGTAACTGTTTGCGTGAATGTAAAACAGAATGACAAATGCACATACCAAAACAAGGATACTGGAGGAATATCAGACTTAAGAAAAGAAAATTCATACGATTGGTCTATAAATAGATATTCTTCTGATATAAAAATAGATGTTTTGAACGGAATCCCTGTTGAATATATTTCGTATATTGAAAATTACATAGGAACCTTATAAGCGAGGGAAAATACATGGGAGATAAAACATTAGAATCAGAACTAATGGCGTGTAAAGAAGAATTAAAAGAAGCAAATGAACAAATAGAATATTTAAAATATGAGTTGGAGAAAAAAGAAAAAAATCACAAATGGGAAATCAGGGAAATAAATAAAAGAATAGAACAGGCAACTGATAAAAACTTGGAATTATATGACAGAGAATCAAAAGCACTTATTTATGCAGATCAGTTGGAAAAAGATAAAAACATACTTGTTAAAGAAAAGAGAGAACATGAAAAGAAAATAGAAAAATTAGAGAGAGAAAATGAACAGTTGAAAGAAGAATTAGCAAAAATTACAGAAAGAAAAAACTTTAGCAACGATCCTGAATGGAGAGTACTTAAAGCAGCAGGGGAAAATAAGAAAACAAAATAATCCAATTAGAAAAAGACGCCTCAAGAGGTGTCTTTTTTGTATTCCTTGATTTTTAACAGATCGGATAAGTATTCTAGCAAGCGTTTTTGCCCAGAATTGTTTAATTTGTGAAAATTGCTGATAAAATTTGCAAATTAGCTGTTTGACAAACACACATAGAAAATATATAATTTCAGTAATTAAAAATCACGCAGGTAAGACCTAAAGAATTTAGGACGTCCTGCAAGCCTATGAGGAATAGGTACGGATTCGTGACCGCCAGAGATTGAAGAAATTCAGTCTTTGGTGGTCTTTTTGTTTGAAAATTCATCCGAATGGATTGAATATATAGCGTGTAACTCCTGTTAGGGTATGTTCCTAACGCACGTGAATTTAAAGGTTGAGCCTTGCGAAATGTAAGGCTCGGAAATTTAGGAGATATAAGATATGGCATACACAGCTCTTATAACTAAAGATGAAATCGGATTTGAAAACAATGCGAACACGATAACGACGGTTGAAGTTGCCGAAATGATGGAAACAGAACACTCTAAGTTGCTTCGCAAATTGGAAGGAGACGGAACACGTAAAGGAATTATTCCTATTTTGAGCGAAGCCCATTTGGGTGTGGCGGATTATTTTAAAGAAAGCACGTACCAAGATGCACAAGGAAAGCCAAGAAAATGTTATAATGTAACTCGTTTAGGTTGTGATTTCCTTGCCAATAAGTTCACAGGAGAAAAAGGCGTCCTATTCACAGCAAAATATGTAAAGCGTTTTAACGAGATGGAGAGAGGGCAGATACCGCAAGATTTTCCATCGGCACTTCGGGCATATGCAGACGAGGTAGAGCGTAGACAGATTGCAGAACAGGAGAATGAAAAGCTGCAGCAGGAACTTGACTATAGCAAAGACTGGTATTCTATTAAGCGTGTTGCAGCAATGAACGGTGTGGACTGGAAAACATTTAATTGGCGAAAACTCAAAGAAAAGAGCATTGAACTTGGATATGGCGTGAAAAAGATTTTTGATGCAAATTATGGAGAGGTAAATACCTACCATAGGGATGTTTGGGAAGCAGCATACCCGGAGTATGAAATTTAGGAGAAATTTTATGAACAAATTAGAAATCAGGATTACATATGGGAACACGGAAGTAATTCACACACCGGAGAAAATTGTGATTAAATCGCCCAATATCGAAGTAATTACAAAATAGATCAAGAAAAAGAAGTAGCATCTATCAAATTGGTGGTAGGTGCTATTTTTGCACAAATTTTACCGACTGTCATTTGAGACAGCCGCAAACCCAAACAGTTAGGTGGTGGAAATATGGCGTACAGCGGATGGCTGTTAAAGATTGGAAATTACACAGTGCCAATGTCTTTTATGAAAGCGGAATCATATAGTCCATATGTTAATATGCAGGATTTAGATGATTATACGGATGCCAACGGTTATCTGCATAGAAATGCCGTGGAATTAAAGGCTTTAAAAGTGGAGTTTGAGACACGGGCAATGCTGACAAATAAGACTTTTAGTGAGGTTTTAAACAATATTCGAAGTCAGTTCACAAATGCGACAGGGAGAGCATGCTATATCACAGCGTATATCCCGGAATACGACGATTATGTGACGCAGTACGGCTATATGGCAGATTTTCAGCCTACGATATACGGAACATATGATGGAATAATTCATTACAATTCAGTTCGGCTTGCTTTCATAGGGGGTGTGTACGGTGGTTAATTATAAATATGGCGACTTGTTCAAAAAAGATACGGTAGATAAGCAATTATCCATCGTATCTGATGACGGAAAAATCAATATCACAAATACAGAGCTACACCAAGAAAAATTCGAATTGACCGAAAGTTTGTGTTCGGAACAGGAATTGACGTTTGGATCATGCGAAGCCGCCATGATTAAATTCACGGTGTCAAATACATTTTTGCCAATGAAGGGCAGATGGATGACGGTAAGAATGTCCCTTGATGGACATGCAGATATCCCGTTCCAGTTCGGACGATATAAGGTTGATTCTGATACGCCCACGGCAGACAGAACGTGCCGTGATGTGGTTGCATATGATGCCATTTATGACATTTTAAATGCAGATGTGGCAGCATGGTATAACACTGTCTTTCCATCCCATAAAGAGCAGCAGAAAGATAAAGATGGAAAAACTACGACTGTTACAGTTTATGATCCGGTCACAATGAAGCAATTCCGGGACAGCTTTTTTAAGCACTTCGGGATTGAGCAGGCTGACATTATACTGGTTAATGACGGCATGTCTATTGAAAAAACAGTTGCAGTCACGCCATCCAGTGAGACAAGTTCTGATACAGAGGAATCGAGCACCATAGGCGAATCTATGAGCGGCAAGGAAGTGTTGTCCTGTATTTGTGAGCTCAATGGCTGTATGGGGCACATGGGGCGTGACGGGAAGTTTCATTATATTTATCTGGAACAGGAGATACAGGGATTATATCCAAGGAATGATCTTTATCCGGCGGATAATTTGTATCCAAGAGATCCGAAAAGCAACCGTATCGGGAAGGATTTATATATAACGGCTGAGTATGAAGATTTTCTTGTTAAAACAATCAATAAGTTACAGATCCGGGAGCAGAAGAATGATATCGGTGTGATTGTGGGTACCGGAGACAATGCCTATGTGATCGAGGATAATTTTCTTGTATATGGCAAAGGCACAAAAGAACTGAAAGGCATTGCAAAAAATATCCTTTCCAAGATCAGAGGGATTGTTTACCGCCCGTTTACAGCGGACTGCAAAGGAAATCCGTGTCTTGAGGTCGGGGATGCAGTGCGGCTGCCGACCAGATATGAACTGATTGAGTCCTATATTCTGAAAAGAACCCTGAAAGGTATACAGGCTTTGCGTGATGATTTGGAAGCGGATGGGGAAGAGTACCGGACAAACGGGGCGAACGGAATACAGAAAAGTATTTTAAAGCTCAAAGGCAAGAGCAATGTGTTGGAGCGAACCATTGAAAAGACACAGAGCACGATAACTGATGTTGAGAAGGGATTGCAGTCACAGATCACGCAGACCGCAACCGAAATTCGCACAGAAGTTAAAAATACAACGGATGGTTTATCATCGAGAATCACGCAAAATGCGAGCAGTATTACAGCAGAAGTAAAAAGAGCACAGGGGCAGGAAGTTGAACTTGCAGCAGCTATTAAAATTAATGAGGACAAGATTACAGCGGAAGTTACGAGAGCAAGCGAAGCAGAGGGCGATTTGTCCGGAGAGATAGAGGTGACCGCAACTAAGATACGGTCAGAAGTCAGTGCTTCTTTAACAGTATGGGATACCGAAGATTATGACGTTACACATTGTGGTTTCGGGAATCCACAAGATACATACCCTGCATCTTCGTATTATTCTGGACACAGTTTTTTGGATCAGAATACTGGAAAGTTTTATGGTTGCGAACCAGATGGTGGAATAAGCAGTGGAAAATACAAATGGACTCTGATAAAGAAATTTAAGCAGCTTTCATCGAGTGCGTCCAGTACGATTACGCAGTCATCAAAGCAGATCAGCTTGAAAGTATCAAAAGACAGCGTCATTTCAGAAATCAACCAGTCAGCCGAGGGTATCAAAATTAAAGCAAAACTGCTTGAATTAAAAGGTTCTATGGAAATGACCGGGGGATATATGCATATTCAAGCGGAAGAGTCTGTAGAAAACCTTATTGAATTTAAACGCAGTGGAACACTTGTACAGATGGGAACGGATGGATTTCGAACAGTGGAAGGGACGCTTGAAAGTCCTGTTCATAAATGTACGGTTCAATATAATCAGGTTTCATTGCATAAAGGCGCAAACGATAATGACCACATGATGATCCATTTAGACGGAGATACCGGAGTAGGTGGATTCAGAGGTGGAGTAATTAATGGATCTGACAAAAGAATAAAAAACACAATTTTAGATTTAAGCAAAAAGCAATCATCTGAGTTTATTTATTCTTTAAGAGCAAAATCGTATCGTTATAATTTCGAAAAAGATGGGTTCCATCATGGATTTATTGCACAGGATGTTTTGAAAAAAGCGGAAAAAGGGTGGAATATTTGTCCAAAAACGTTTTCAGACAGCAATGGGAAAAAGTATTACGGACTGAAATATACGGAACTGATTGCTGATCTGGTTGCCACAGTGCAGTTGCAGCATGACGAGATAGAACAGTTAAAGGAAAAGGTGGAAAATCTATGATAAATGCAAAAATTCGGGAATTTGAAAACGACATTATAAATTATGCAAATTTGTGTGAGGATGTCCCAATCGAAGCTAAGTACCTAGTGTTTAAGGATATTCTGCAGCAGATTAAGGAAGAAGCAAACAGACATGTTATAGCCGAACGGGAGCAGATGAAGCTTGCAAAGGAAAGGGAGAGTGAGGACCATGAACAAAGCGCATAGTGCTATTAATTGGGAGAATTACCCGAGTGATGAAACACCGCTTAATGAAAGCAATCTTAACAAAATGGACGCAGCTATTGGCGTTATTGATGATCGTGTAATCACTCTTGATACCACAAAAGCCACGAAAACAGAGGTAGCAACTCTTGTTGCAGACGTGACATTCGAGGAATCGACGGGAATTATCACAATCACGAAAAAGAACGGTTCCAAAGTTATGATCGATACGCAGATGGAGAAGATCGCGATCAACTTCGATTATAACCCGACTACACAGCAGATTATTTTGACTCTGATCGATGGTACGAAGCAGTACATAGACCTGTCGGCACTGATTACACAGTATGAGTTCCTTAATTCTGATACGGTAGCTTTTTATATTGATAAGGATGGAAAAGTGTCTGCCATCGTCAAAGAGGGTAGCATCGAGGAAAAACACTTGGAGCCAAACTATCTTGCAAAAATTAAGGTGGAAGTAGCAAAGGCAGAGTCAAGCCAGCAGGCAGCGGCAATGTCTGAAATAAACGCCAAAGCAAGTGAGAATGCCGCAAAAGCCAGTGAAACAGCGGCAAAAAAATCAGAGGACAATGCCAAGGCGTCCGAGACAGCGGCAGCGAAGTCAGCTACGGCGGCAGCGGCATCCGAAAGCAACGCAAAAGTCAGTGAGACATCCGCCAGTGAATCATCCGCCACAGCCACGGAGAAAGCATCGTCCGCCAGTCAGTCAGCTGATACAGCAGCCGAAAAAGCAGATATTGCAACTCAAAAGGCTGCGGAGATCATCGGTAAAGCGGAATCTGCAGAAGAAAGTGCAACCAAGGCACAGAGTTATGCTGTTGGTGGTACAGGAAGCAGAGAGGGCGAGGATTCTGACAATGCCAAGTATTACTATCAGCAGGCAAAAGACATATCAGAAGGACTTAAAGGTGGATTGCAGCCACACGGAACAGTTGCATTTGCAGATCTTCCGGCACTTGCGGATGTCAATGCCGGATGGATGTACAATATTTCAGATGAATTTACCACCACGGATGATTTTAAAGAGGGAGCGGGCAGTACAGTCCCTGCGGGAGCAAACATCTACAAAACATCGGATGAAAAGTGGGATGTGCTTGCCGGTACGCCGGTTACTGGCGTGAAAGGTGTGAAAGAAAAATCATACCGTCGGGGAAATGTGGTACTGACAGCAGAAAACGTCGGTGCAGTGGCAACCGGTGGAGATACAGCAGAGAATACAGCAACTTTTACGAGTAGTGATGTGGCAGACGGATCAGTGTCAGCATGGACAAGCGTACCAAAATTATCAAGTGGCGAAAAACATTCTTCTATTTTTGCAAAGGTGTCACAGATGTTCAAGAATGTGCGGTATCTCTATAAAATGCTTGGAACGACAGACATTTCTAAGATTGGGAATGGTACTTGTACAGGGGCGATATCATCGTTAAACAGCAGTTTAGGCAATAGTTTTAAAGGCAAGTACGATGTTCTCGTTTCTTCTCTTAGTAATAATGCTACGTGGACACAGTATCAAATAGCCGATGTAACAAAATATAAATTTCTCCAACTTCAAGTTAGAGATGAGAATTATTCTGAAATAGCAAGTAATATTATTGCGTATGATTTTTTTAAAGATTGCAATACGGATCAAAGAACATTTGGTGTTTGGGCAAACGCCTGGGAAAATTTTGAATATTGCGTTTTATGTTGCTATTTAGACAATACACATGTCGCATTATATGTTGGTACCAGACTTACACAGGCTGTGTTAAGCGGATTGTACTAATCTATAGTATTTTCCCGAACGCTTGCCAAATAACGGAAAATGTAAGTTCGTCTGAATAGTCGTTCTTAATAGTAAAAATAATGCCGGATGCGTTGTATTCGACATCATATACAGACATTTCGAATCCGAATTGCTTTGGTGTTAAAGAGCATATTGGTGTGTCTATATATTGCTTATTAAATTTTATGGTTACCTTAAGAGAATCATAGGGTTTTATCGCCGCCATATAAACACCGTCTTGCTTTTGATATTTCCCTAAACTTCTGTTTTACGAATAAAGCGGACAACTTGGCACAAAAGAAAACCTATGTAGAAATATAATAAAATTAAGCGCCTAAGAGCCGATTACATGACCATGTGTTGTGTAGCCGGCTCTTTTGCATAAAGCCTACGGGCAGAAAGGGAAATTATGCACTTAAAATTCATCACAGATAACTGGCAGATGCATAATTTTCAACCAGTAATTAATTTTTTAACAAAATTTAAACTAATCAATCGACATTCTGTGACAATAAGAAATTTACCTGTCGAAACTTGCGACCGAAAGAAATTGAATGTTTGCGGGAAAATTTGTAAAATAAAATTGTCCGATAAGGGCACTTCAAGTTCTGGCTGAGGGGCGGGATAAGGCGTTTTCTTGTCCCTCAACTACAAACGAGTTTGTAATTTGTAGCAATTTGTCAAATGGGGTTGACGGTATCGAACATAAGTTCTATAATTTGTGTATCGCTATCGGAAGTGCGGAATGATTGGAGGAAATCAATATGGGGGAAAAAGAGTGCAATGAAGCCAAATCGTTTTACAAACAAAAAATAACTGAAATGGTCGCGAATTGTGACAATGAAGAGTGGTTAAAACTCATTTATATATATGTCAAAAGATTATTAGAATAGAAGAAAAGCCAAGGGTTTGCGCATTGCCCTTGGCTTTTCTTTATTCTTCTTGGCTTTGATTTGCGATTGAATCAATGAATTTCTCCAATGCATTCCATCCGGTATCATCCAGTTTGGATAATGCCGTGATTAAACGTTTTTTAAAATCTGAATCTTCACATTTTAAAACATCAATAAGCATCTCGTTTATTTGTTCATTTTTTGTTTTCGGAATAAACATTTCTCCGTTGCCTGTCCGCAACCATTTTTCATTGACATCATACAGGGAACATAAGACTTTAATAGACTGGTCGGATAAGTTGCGCTGTCCGTTCTCTATCAAAGAAATATAATTTCTCGTTAATCCAAGATCTTTCCCAAATTCATCTTGGCTCTTTCCCAAGCGTTCCCGTAATGCTTTAATACGGTCTTTCAAGTTTATCACCTCTTTTCCACAAATAAAATATACCATGAACTGCTAACAATGTCAACAAAAAGGTATTGACAATGCTAACAATGTATGCTAATGTATGCTTACAAGGTCAACAGACACAAGTGACAAAGTCTGATGGCAAATAAATTATGAAAGGAGTGATACAGTGAGTAAAATCAAGGCTCATGCAGTTGCATTTTTTAATAAGCATTTTGTTAAGTGGAAATTTTTACAGAGTATATTTGTTATTCCATTCCAGAAGGATGGGAAGATGTATCTGCACATTTCACAAGTATGTGAAGATGGAACGAGAGTGGTAAAAAGAACGTTCCTCATTGAGCATCTGGTTGATGATAACTTGGCGGTTACAAGCCAAACGCTCGCAGAGGAAAAGAGAGTGTTTAAAAATCCTACATTATTTTAATCCATGTAGTATATCCGCACTCTTTGCATTCTGGTAGCATTTCGCCTTGCTTTACAGTGACGATTCCAATTTTATTTTCGCCACCGCATTGCATACATACATATGTTCCTTTATCTGCAAACTCATATGTAGCAAATGTTTCAGAATAACCATTATCCATATTATCACCGCCTTTCCTTATTTAATAAGGAAATTATATCACAGGGAGAAAGGAAGTGAATACATGAGCGAACAGGAAAAGAAAGTTGTAGAAAAGTTGAAAGACGCGATTCCCAAAATGAACGATTTCCAGAAAGGATATGTTCTTGGGATGGTCGAGGGTTCGGCAAGCAAGGCAACCAGTGAAGAAACTGGGAACTCAAAAACAAAAGAATAAGAAGAAACTGAATATTGATAGTTGAGAAATTTGTCGGAATTTGCAGATTAAATGTGTTTGTAACACAGGAAATCAGTTGATACAATTAATATGCGACGGCGGCAGGAAATGAGTTACATTATTGCTTTATTTTCCGCATCATCTTTAGTATTTTATTTAATCTCTTTTGTACTTTTTTAATTCCTTTGTATAGGTCGATTGTCATGGATGTTATGGTTAGAATTATGAAGAAGTCGTAACCGGTAACACGCCATGCCAATAATGAGATAAGTATACTAACGATTTTCATGATAACAGTTCCTTTCATGATGGCCGCCGCCGTACATTAATTGTATCAACAAAGCAAAATAGAGACAACCAGTATTTTCCAACTATCAAGCGGTAGTTGGATTTTTTATTGCAAAAATCCGGAAAGGAGAAGAATGAACGACTTAGAAACAACCAAAATGCAGACACCCATTGAGATTGCGCTTGGTATTGATGAAAACGGAATGACTACAGCAAAGAAGTTGTATGAGTTCTTGGAAATGGACAGCCGCAACTATTCCAGATGGTGCAAAAGCAATATCACCGAAAACGAATTTGCCGAGGAAAACGTTGATTATTGGGCATTCGTCATTAATGAAGAATGGGGTGGGCAAGCTACAACAGATTACAAACTCACAGCACATTTTGCTAAGAAACTTTCTATGAAAGGAAATGGAGCGAAAGCAGAAGAAGCACGAGATTATTTCACGACCTTGGAAGAACGTGTGAAACAAAAGGTGATTGACCTCAACCAATTGTCGCCGGAGTTGCAGATGTTCCAGAAGATTTTCAATTCTGTAGCAGAACAGCAGTTAGAACAGAAACGGCAGGCAGAGCAGTTAAACCATGTGGAACAAAGAGTTGAGAGCATCCGAGAAGTGGTTGCACTTGATACAACATCATGGCGTGATGATACTGGAAATATTTTAAGAAAAATCAGCATGGAACTTGGTGGCGGACAGGCATACAGCCAAGTAAGAGCCGAAAGCTACGAACTGTTGTCAAAGCGAATGGGTGTAAATCTGAAGCAGCGGCTGACTAACAAGCGCAGGAGAATGGCTGACGAGGGTATCTGTAAATCAACCAGGGACAAATTATCCTATGTGGATATTATTGCAGAGGATAAGAAGTTGATCGAGGGATATACAGCTATTGTGAAGGAAATGGCAATCAGATACGGAGTTGGAAAGGATTAACAGGAGGTATTCATGGATAGACAAATGAACATTGCTTTAAGAAAGACATTAGATCAGATCGGCGTAAAACATAGCCTTAAGGGTTACGGTTACATAATCAGTGCGGTTGAGAAATGTCTTGAAAATAGAAGCAAACTTATCCACATTATTAAAGGACTTTACACTGAAATTGCAGAAGAAAACAGCGATACAGTCTGGAGAGTAGAAAGATCAATCCGGCACGCAATTGAAGTTACTTGGACAAATGGCAATACAAATGCAATCAACAAAATTTTTGGTCACACGGTTTCAGTGGAAAAAGGAAAGCCGACAAATTCAGAGTTTATCGCATTAATAACAGATTTTGTTTCCTTGTATGGTGAGGAGATTGTCAACGGTTCCTATAAGTGGCAGGAGTGAGGTGCCTATGAAGAAGTTAGCAAAGGTAATTGAAATGATCGGCACCGTTGTTTTTCTGTTTTGCATCTGCATTGATGCAACGGAGTATCCGGTCACTGCTATACCTGTATTGATTGGATTACTTCTTATTTATATAGGAACAAAAATAGATGGGGAGTGGCAGGAGTATACAGAAGAGATTGTAGATTACGATTACAGAAGTGAGTCTGATGACGATGACGGTATTACCTATATCACATTTGACACTGATTACAGCAAAGAAAAGGAATCATCCGAACCGACCAAAGCTGAATGATTCCAGTTCAAGCAATAGCATAAGCTATTTGCGCCTATTTTAGCACAAGAAAAGGAGAAATTCAAATATGAGAGCAGAAAACAATAAAGTGGAACTTACAGGAACGATTATCACAGAGCCGGAATTTAACCATGAGGTGTTTGGAGAGGGATTTTATAATATGCACCTCAAAGTGGATAGATTAAGTGGGACGGCTGATATTATCCCATTAATTATTTCAGAGAGATTAATCAATCTGAATGATAAATACACGGGCACTGCCGTTAATGTTTCCGGTGTGTATAGTTCTTATAACAAACATGAGGAAAAGAGAAATCGTCTGTTATTATATGTATTCGTCTGTGAAATTGAAAAAGCGAATACGGGAGAGCATACAGATTTGAACAAAATCCAGCTTGACGGATATGTATGCAAAGAACCGATTTACAGGAAAACTCCGCTTGGAAGAGAAATTGCAGATTTATTAATCGCAGTCAATCGTTCCTACGGAAAATCAGATTATATCCCATGTGTTGTTTGGGGTAGAAATGCAAGATTTGTTGGTCAGTTGGAAGTAGGAACTCATATTGAGATCAATGGACGCATTCAGAGCCGCGGATATATTAAGAAATATGAAGATGGAACAGAAGAACAGAGAACAGTATACGAGGTGTCTGTAAGCAAAATCAATGTATTAGAGGAGGAAAATTAAGATGGCAGAAAATACCGTTACAATTTCCGTTGAAGAATATGCAGATCTGGTTGCATGCAGGACGAAAGTTCATACAGCATGTGCCATTATTGCAAATGAGCACCAAAGAGACATTGAGCTGATGGGGAAAAAGGGAACAACTATTAATTCAAAAATTATAGAGTCAGCTCTTGGATATATTGACGATGAAGCATGCTTTGAAGAGGCACTTAAAAAATATAAAGAGTGGAAGGAGAAGGAAAATGAAACTGAAAATTAGATCATTACATATGGAGAATTTCAAGAGAATTAAGAGCCTTGATGTGAATTTCTCTAATAAGACAAGTATTAAAGGACAGAACGCCGCAGGAAAGACAACAATCTTCGATGCGTTTACATGGCTGCTTTTCAATAAAAACAGTGCCGGAGAGGAAAAGTTTAATGTTCGACCATTAGATAAGGACGGAAACCGCATTGATAATGTAGAAATTAAGGTTGTGGGAGTTATTGACGTTGATGGGAAAGAAGTGGAACTTTCAAAGGTTCAGAAGCAGAATTGGGTTAAGAAACGTGGTACTGATACTGTTGCATTGCAGGGAAATGTCAATTCATTTGAGATTGACGGTTATCCAAAAAGTGAAGCTGATTTCAAAGAATATATTTCCAGTCTGGCACAGAGCGAGGATATGTTCAAGATGCTGGCCAATCCGCAGTATTTCTCTTCCATGAAATGGAAAGAGCAGCGGGATATTCTGATGCGCCTTGTAACGGATGTATCGGATGTTGAACTGGCGCAGACAGATGCTAAGTATGCCCAATTACTCGGCGAGTTGGAGAAAGCACCGTCCACGGATGATATTCGTGCAAAATTTCAGAAAGCTCTTACAGAGTGGAAAAAGAAACAGTCAGAGATTCCGGTACGTATTGATGAAGCCGAGAAATCCAAGGTTGATGTTGACGTGGCAGAGCAGGAACTTGCAAAGGTAGATCTGGTAAGAAGAATCGCTGAATGTGACAAGAAAATGGAGAATGCCGGTAGCACGTTAGGCGATTTGAGAAGCAAGGAAATGCAGTTGCAATTTGATATGTCCGGCATTATGCAGGTCATGAATGACGAACTTTCCGCAAAACGTAGAGGTCTTGACAGTGCCAAGGATGATGCAACACGAGAGTTCAATGACTTACATAATCAGATTCAGTCTGCGGAAAATCAGATCAAGGCAAATGAGAAGACAATTTCCGATACAGATGCAGAGCGGAAAAATCTTGGTGTTGAATACAATGCAGAATTTTCCAAGGCATTTGATGAAATGCCATATCTCTTTGACGAATCCAAGTGGAAATTTGATGAATCTACAACGGTTTGTTCCTTATGTGGTCAGAAGTTGCCGCAGGATAAGATTGAGTCTCTTAAGGCTGATTTTGAGCAGAAAAAGGCAGATGCCAAGGCACGTGCCACCAAGCAGTTAGAGGATGCACGCAAAGCATTTGATGATGCAAAGGGCGCAAAACTTAAAGGTCTGATTGACAAGGGCAACGCTTGCAAGGCTGATATTGAGCGATTGACAAAGGAAAACGCCAAGTTGCAGGAAGACATTGTGGCACTCAAAGAGCAGGAATCCAAGGCACTTGCAAAGCAGAATGATTATGCAAAGCAGTTATCCGAGATCCCGGCAGAAGCTGATTATTCGCAGAATGAAGAGTATGTGAAGCTGAAAACAGAGCATGACAAGATTCTTGCTGATATTGCAAAGGTTGAATCCGAGGGCGCAGACAAGGTTGTTACTGATTTAAAAGCCGAGAAAGCCGATCTGCAGAGTCAGCTTGAAGAGGTGAACAAGGTTATTGCGCAGGCGGCTAACAATGTGGCGATTGATGATCGTATCGAAACGCTTCGTGACGAGCAGAAAGAAATCGGGCAGAAAGTTGCCGATCAGGAACAGATGCTTTATCTCTTGGAAGAGTTCATTCGTTTCAAGCTGGATAAGGTTTCAGAATCTATTAACAGCCATTTCAAGACCGTAAATTTCAAACTCTTTGAAATGCAGTTAAATGGCGGTATGAAAGATTGTTGTGAGTGTACTGTGAATGGCGTTCCGTATTCGGCTTTAAACAGTGGTCATAGAATCGTAGCCGGACTTGATATTATCCGTTCTCTTAGCGAGTTATACGGTGTAAGCGTACCGATTTTCGTTGATAACGCGGAATCGCTGAATGAGTTCAATGTGCCGGATATGGATGCACAGTTAATTCTTTTGAGCGTATCAGCGGACAAGCAGTTGAAAGTGGATGGTGTGTAGGATGAATATTGGAACATTAGGAATAATGGAACGGATGTCGCAGAAAAATAACAAAGACTTAAAGGTTTCTCCATTGTCGAATATTAAATCTGCTCATAGCGGCAGGGATGGATGGGGGAGTGTGACAATCGCTATCCCAAATGAAATTGTTACAGGATTGCTTACAAACCCAGATGGTTATATTGGCGGCTTATTGATTTGCAGCAAAGAAGAATTTGAAAAGGAAAAGAAGTTGGCAGGAGGAGAGGTAATATAGATGGGAAATGCTGTGAAATCCTACAAAGGATTTAATAAAGATATGACTTGCCGTGGCTTTCAGTACGAAGAGGGAAAGGAATACGAGGAAGAAAGCGTAGAAGTTTGCGATCATGGATTTCACGCTTGCGAGTATCCGCTGGATTGCTTGAATTATTATTCTCCAAATGAAAGCGTATACCACGAGGTAGAGCAGAGCGGAGAAATCCAGAAACATAATGATGATACTAAGGTAGCATCTACAAAAATTAAGATCGGAGCAGAAATCAGCATTGCTGGACTGGTTAAAGCTGCAATCGAATATACGGTAAAAAGAGTGAATAAGGAAGCTGAAAGTGATGAAAATCACGGAGCATCCTCGGCAACCGGAAACTGCGGAGCATCCTCGGCAACCGGAGACTACGGAGCATCCTCGGCAACCGGAAACTGCGGAGCATCCTCGGCAACCGGATACAAGGGAGCATCCTCGGCAACCGGAGACTACGGAGCATCCTCGGCAACCGGAAACTGCGGAGCATCCTCGGCAACCGGATACAAGGGAGCATCCTCGGCAGAAGACAAAGATGCGGTCGCTGTTGCTTGGGGTTACAAATCAAAAGCAAAGGGTGTTATTGGCTCGTTTCTTGTTTTTGCAGACTGGGAATACACTGGTTCAGAAGATAATACGGAATATGACAGAAATAACCAGAGTGCATGGGTTCTTAACGGCGCAAAGATGGTGCAGGTTGATGGGGAAAATATCAAGCCGGATACTTGGTATACGATTGAAAATGGAGAGATTGAGGAGGTATCAGAATGAATTACATAAAAGCAAAATATCCAAACCAGATCCGGTCATATATATTTGCTACATCAGACGATGTAAAAGCCGGTGACACGGTTGTAAATGCCAAATGTGCGAAGCTGACAGTTACGGATGAAACCGTGGATATGAAGTGGGTAGAAACCTACGGTGCTGATAAGGTGGCAGTTGTGAAGAAGTGTGAAGAACCGGAAAGCGGTGGTGACGATGAGAGTTAATCCATGTAGATATTGTGCATTGTCTGTAAACCTTAATGGAAAGCATTGTTCAAGGTATTCTTCCGAAGAGTGCGCAAAATGCGAGAACATTCAAAAACACAGGGAATACCTTTTAAGTCAGCGAAAATTCGCAGAGGGTGAGCAGATTACAAGCATTGAGGAACTTTTGAAACAGGAATGGGTAATGTGGTATCACAGTACAAAGCACATAGAGGTTTTCAAGAATATGCAACTCAATCTTGTTTTGAAATTTCTTAAAAATGGAGCATTTAAAAAAGCAATAAGGAAAGAAAGCGAGGAAAAATAATTATGGCAGAGAACACAGCAGTAGCAAAGGCAGAGGAAAAGAAAGAGGAAAAGACAGAGGTTGCACACAGCAACAACAAGGTTACAGACTATAGCCTTGGAATTTTTGGAACATCAGATAATTTCATTATGGCTATGCAGATGGCAAAGGCGTTGGCGAGTTCAACTATCGTTCCGGCAACATTCCAGAAGAACGATGCAAACTGTCTGATTGCTATTGAGCAGGCGCAGAGACTGCGAGTAAGCCCACTGATGGTTATGCAGAATCTGTATGTGATTCAGGGTAGACCGTCTTGGAGTTCAAAGTTTCTGATTGCGGCAATCAATAATTCCGGCAAATTCGATATGGAATTACAGTTCGAGGAAACCAAAGATAAGGATGGCAAGCCTTATTCGTGTCTTGCTTGGACTACGAAAAATGGTCGTAGAGTTGAGGGCATGACCGTGGACATGGAAATGGCTAAATCCGAGGGATGGCTTGGTAAGAACGGTAGTAAGTGGAAAACCATGCCACAGTTAATGCTTCGTTACAGAGCCGCATCTTTCTTCTCCAGTCTGAATTGCCCGGAGCTGACAACGGGATTATATACGAAAGAGGAAATGCAGGACAACGATTTCAAGGAATATCCGATGGAAGATTTGCAGGAACAGGTCAAGCGTGATATTTCCGAAAATGCCAATTCAGAGCCATTTGTTGTAGCTGAATCCGAAGCTATTGAGACCGGGAGCGAAGTAGTTGAACCAGAGCCGGAGAAAGTAGCCGGAGAAGTCGTTGAGAATGACGAGAACGTACCGGACTTTATGAAAGATTAGGAGGTTGCCATGAGAGTTATATCACAGGACGGCACATTGGATTTTCCGTACGAAAATAGCATTGTTTTTATTGATACAAGGGCGAAAGAAGCAACATTTGTCCGGATGCAGGCAATCGGAGACAATGAGACTTCAATAACAGCTAAATATTCCACGAAAGAAAAGGCAAAGAAAGCCATGGAAATGCTTAGAGAAGAATATCAAAAATATGCAAGCCAGAATTACATGAAAGTATTTCAGTTCCCGGCAGAGGAAGAATTGGAGTAGCCTATGGAAGTTATGTCAGAATTAGAATACGTGCAGAAAGGCATGAAAGATAACATTTACAATTTCTGCAAAGATGGAAAATGTAGCCAATGCGGTAACTGCTGTTCCAACCTTTTGCCAATGAGCAGAAAGGAAGTAGATGCAATTCACAGATATATCCGTAAGAACCATATCAAAGAGTGTAGGCACCTGCTTCCTACTGTGAATCGACCATATGATATGACATGTCCTTTTCTTGATACGGACAAGAGTTGCGAGAAATGCAGAATCTATCCGGTTCGACCAGAAATTTGCAAGCAATTTATCTGTGACAATGAGCAGAGGGCAAAGCATAATCGGGCATTGTTGGGACAGACAAGACAGATTATTGATGTGAGGAGTGAGTTTTATCACAGAAATGGAAAATAGGCAGAAAGAAAAAATTACAAAAAGCCGAGAACGCGTCAAAAAGTTTGGAGAAGTTTATACGCCGGGCTGGATGGTACAAAAGATGTGCAATATGTTGGAAGATGAAAATGGTGGTGCAGAGTGTTGGAGAGGAACAGTGTTGGAGCCTGCGTGTGGTACTGGAAATTTCCTTGTGGAAATCTTGAAACGGAAACTGTCAATAGGAATGACTGAAACGGAAGCTGCAGAGACATTATTCGGCATTGATATTCTGGCAGACAACATAGAAGAGAGCATACAGAGACTTACGGATCTTGCACCGACAGCAGAAAGTATATTCAGAAAGAACATTGTTCAGGGCAACTTTTTAAAACCGGAAGGAATATGGTTTTTGGAGGATGCCGAATGAGAGAAAAAGCGGAAGACCCTTATGTATCTCTTGGTATATGCTCCAGATGTCACAAAGGCATATTGGGAACGCAGTACAAAATGTGCGCTGAGTGCCGGGAGAAGAAAGCGAAGGTAGAAGCTAAGAGACTTGCAAGGGAAACACCGGAACAGGCAGAAGCACGGAAAGAAAGAGTCCGTACCAGATATTACATGAATAAGTCCAGTGGAATATGCGTGAAGTGTGGAAAACGTAATGCAGTATGCGGAACTGTTTTATGCAACAGGTGTTTGGCAAAGAGGCGTTCGTGCGAGAAGTCCACAAGCCAAAGGGAGTACCGGGAGGATAAAGGATTGTGCATAATCTGTGGTAGACCGGCGGTATCTGGAAGAAAGCATTGTGAGGAACATTTAAAGATGCTACGGAAAACAGTTGCAAATGCGGCAAGCCATATAGACTACACGAAACATCCTTGGATAATCGATAATAAACACATATTTGAAAATTGAGGTGAAAGAGGTATGAAACTTAAAGCCTTAGGCTCTGGTTCATCCGGTAATTGCTACATACTGGAAAATGAAAGCGAAGCGTTAATTATTGAAGCAGGGTTGCCGTTTATGGAAGTTAAGAAAGCACTGGATTTCAATGTGCGAAAGATTAAAGCAGTAATCACAACCCACATACATTCAGACCATCATCAGTACTTCTTTCAGTATGTTAGAGCCGGTATTCCAGTGTGGGAGCCGTTCAAATTGATAGATGGAAATATCCTACAGTTTGGGAAAGAAAGCTTTAGCATACGAGCATTTGAAAACCGGGATAAGTCCGGCAGATGGCTACACAACAACGGAGACGGTTCAGAGTGCCCCTGCTACGGATTTTACATCACACACCCGGATATTGGCAGCTTGGTGTATGCAACAGACACAGAATACGTCAGATGGCGATTTAAGGACGTTAATCACATCATGGTGGAATCCAACTACGATATGCAGTTTGTAAACCGAGACGAACCGAACTATGAACACCGCCTACGAGGTCATATGAGCCTTGATACGGCACTTAAATTTATTTCTACTAACGATAACCCGGCATTGAGAAATGTCGTTCTAATTCACTTATCAGATAAAAGCGGAGATCCCGCACTATTCAAGCGAAAGACAGAAGAAACAGTTAAATATGGAGCAGATGTTTATATAGCGGAAAAAGGATTAGAGGTTGATATGAACCTTTGCCCGTTTTGATAGGTTGAAACACCAATGTGAAAGCATAAAAGAAACCAGTTTATGCGGTATCTGACTTTGGTATGGAATTTAATATATCACAAAACTAAATTGAAAGCCATGAGATACCTTTGGCGGTTGCTAAAAGTGACCGCCAGAAAGGAGAATACGTGTTAATAATTGAGGATAAAGGACAGAAAGAGGGCTTACATATCCTTAAGAATAGATATTTTAAAAGCCACGATATGGAAGTCTTGCGTGCACCATTGCCGGTTGGAGATTACATAATTGCCACAGACAAGGTAGCGGATGTTATCCGTAGAAAATCAGCTAGAAAAATGGAACTTAAAAAGATGGATTTTCTTGGCACATATGATGTTTCCGTTGACACGAAAAAAGACATGCAGGAAATTGCTGGGAACATCTGTGGAAGAGCACATCCGAGATTCCGTGACGAGTGTATTTTGGCGCAGAACAACGGAATTAAGTTATATGTGCTTATTGAAAATACAGACAAGGTGTATTCCGTCAATGATGTATTTACATGGCATAATCCTCGAGTGGACCGGTATAACAATATTGCATATATGCACACACTTGGAAAATTGCTGAATGTATCGCTACCGAAAACAAAGCCGACATCTGGCAAGGTATTGGCAAAAGCTATGTTGACAATGCAACTTAAGTATGGCGTTGAGTTCGTATTTTGTCGCCCGGAAGATGCTGGGGCAAAGGTTATTGAATTGCTTGGAGGTAGTGAAAATGGCGGAGAATAAGCGGTATTACTGGCTTAAACTGATGGATGATTTCTTTGACAGTAAACGAATCAAGAAACTCCGAAGGATGGCAGGCGGCGATACATACACGATCATATACCTTAAGATGCAGTTGTTGTCGTTGAAAAAGGGCGGCTACTTAGAGTATTCCGGCTTGGAAGATGAATTTTACAAAGAGATCGCCCTTGATATTGACGAGGACGAAATCAATGTTCAAGTAACGATTCAGTATCTTCTTTCCTGCGGATTGCTTGAAACATCAGATTCCATTGAGTACAAGTTGCCATTTGTGCAAGATAACCTAGGAAGTGAGACTGCAAGTACAAGAAGAAGTCGTAAATCTAGGGAAAATGCACAAAAAGCGTTGCAATGCAACAGTGGAGCAACGGAGTGCAACATTTTGCAACAAAATTGCAATGTAGAGATAGATATAGAGAAAGATATAGATACAGATATAGAGAAAGAGAAAGAAAATACAAAAGAAAGCGTGCCTGCATCTGATTTGGACTTTGACGCGGAATGGGGATGGGAATACACGATCAATGCATATCCAAAGAAAACGTCGTTAACGTCTGCCAAGGTAGCATGGATGGACAAGCTTTTAGAAGTTATCGAGCCGAACAGGAAAGCCGTTGCAAAGCTGATATATGAGGCTACAGTGGCATATGTTACTGACTATATAGAGAAGAATCCGGATGATACGAATTATCGCTACATACCAAAATACGGAGACTGGCTGAAAGAGGATTGCGATTACTGGATTCGTCAAGTTGAGAAACGAAAGCGAGGTGAGAGCAGTTGACGGAAGCAGAAATTGGAGTGATCGGATGTGTATTGATTGACAATGATTCCATGTACAAGATTTACAACAAATTGAAGCCGGAAATGTTCAGCTCTGAATTTTGCCAAGATGCTTTTGCTGAAATGCTTGCCATGTATGATCGTGGAGAAAATATTAATGTCGTTTCACTGTCTCAGACACTTGAAAACCACAAATGGGAGCCGGAAATAATTGCAAGCGAATTGAAAGAATGCATATCTGTTACCCCAGTCTCAACGGCAATAAAAAGTTATGCGGATGCAGTTGTTAAAGATTGGCGAGCAAGAGAAACAAAAAAAATTTTTCAAGAAGTAAGCCTTAGACCATGCGATATTGATAACTCTATAGCCGAAGTTCTCACAAAACTTGAAGAAATTCAAGAAAACAAAACTGTTCGTTCAAAAACAATGAAACAGATTGTGGCAGAAAACAAAGGAAATTATTTCAATGAGCATGTAGGCGAGGGATTGATAAAAACTGGATTTTATCGAACGGATGATTGCCTTGGTGGCTTGGAAGGCGGAGACGTTACTGTAATTGGTGCGAGACCGGGTGTTGGAAAGTCTGCAATCGTTACGCAAATGATCGGGCAGATGGCAGAAAAGGGTTATAACATTGGCTACTATAACCTTGAAATGAACGAATCACAGGTGTATGAGCGTTTCGTTTCTCGAATGTCTGAAATCGGTCTGACAAGGGTTCGCCGGGCAAAGGCTTTTCTTGGTGGGGAGAAAGAAGCATTCGACAAGGCGAATGAAACACTTTCCGGGTATAACATCACTATTTCAACCGGTGCGAAGTCGGTAAGTGAAATCCGGGCAGAATGCAGGCACCAAAGATATGATGTGATCGTGATTGACTACTTGCAGTTAATCAAGGCTGATCGAAGATTCGGTAACCGTGCATCCGAGGTCGGAGATATTTCAAAAGCTATCAAAGCCTTGGCTATGGAACTGCATGTGCCAATTATCGTACTGTCTCAGCTTAATCGAATATCAGAGATGAGAGAAACAAAAGAGCCAACCATGGCAGAATTGAGAGAATCCGGAGACGTTGAGCAGGATGCATCAAACATTATCTTGTTATGGAATCTTGATGAAGATGGTAAATATAAGGGATGGAAAATTGAAAAACAAAGGCAGGGAACACATTTAAAAGAAGTTCTCCAATTTGACGGCGATCACATGAGATTCATCGAGCGAACCGAAACCATTGAACAGATTCAAGCACGGATGCAACAGAAAGACGGTTTCCGAGAAGTATGTGGCAGCACACCATTTGATTAAAAGGTGAATGATTATGGCAAGTAAGAAATTTGAAAAAGGTTCCGAAGAGTGGCAGTTTTTTAATGACTATTATAAATTCCGGCAGCAGTTTTATGAAGCTGATAACGAAGATGAGTGGTTTCAAGGAATGATGGAAGCAGGGGAAATGCTAATTAAAAAATATGCACGGACAAATATATCAAAATATGTTCAAAGTCTTGTATTTAGCCATTTTGAGGATGTAGAGAGGAGATGGAAGAGCAAATGAGTAATGCACTGGCAAGAAAGAAAAAGCGGATGCAGCCACTTGGATATTCCAAGAGTGAACTGATTGGAATACAGAGACACGCCAAGGCACAAAGCAATGCGGATTATCTAATAGAGGAATCCTATTATAACGTCCGTATGATGGCATATCAGGCACTGCATGATAAGTTCGGATTCGAACACAAAAGAATCATAAAGGTTGAGCAGACCATTGATGCATATGTGGAGAATGCAAAGGATGGAACGACAGGCGAGGAACTTTGTTTTTATCTGAAAGATAAATGCAAGATTGACGTGAGAGAGGAAACAAATAAGATTCCGTATCGTGAGAGTTTTTATCTGGTAGAGAGAAAGATCGCACCGAACTGCATGATACAGGCAAATAAGTTTTTACTGGCACAGGTATTTAATTATTTTGCTATGTTGGGTGTCTGCCTTAAAACACAGTTTAAATTTTCGGGAAATCAGATCAGACAGGTTTATGAGAGAATCAGATATTTGATTAACTGCCTTGCTACCGGATATGAAACCATGACAGGGATCGCAAGTGTACTGGAATGGGAATGTAAGTACATTGATAAGCGGTTTATTGGAAAGACGTATGAAATATAGGAGGATTGGTTGATGGACAAGTTAGCTGTGGAACTGCAGGATGGATATTTTGTGGAGATTGATTCTCTGAATCACACCCTGAGACAGAGATACACCGGACAGGATAAGGACGGCAATGAAAAAGAAAGCGTTCGAACAATCGGATATTTTGGAGACATGAAACAGTGCATTAAGGCTTTGTTAGAGCGTTATCCGAGGGAGTTATCTGAAAAGGCACAGATTTCCTTTGATGAATACTTAGAACTGTTGGATAAGGCTTATACGAGGTCAGAACAATTTGTAAACAGTCTTGGAAAATGACGGAGGTATAAATTGCACAGAGAAAGCAAAGAGAGACGCAGAATCATAGCAGAGATGGAAAAACGTCAGACGAGAATACCGAAGCATCCAAACCCGGATGCATTGAGAGATTTTAAGGAAGTACCGTATCAGTTGCGGTACGGGAAGGAGAAGAAGGATGCTGAATAGAGAGAAATATGCAAAAGAGATTTTAAATATTGCCTGCGAGGGACATAGCATTGCTATGATCGATGGAAAGCTGAGACAGTGCAGTGGTGCATCATGTAGCAAGTGTGATTTCAACAGTAATATTAATTGCAGAAAAAATATTAACGAATGGGCGAACAGTGAATATGTCGAACCACAGGTTGATTGGAGCAAGGTTCCAGTTGATACACCGATTTTGGTTAGACAAACTGAAGAACACGCTTGGATTCATAGATACTTTGCAAAATACGAAAATGGATCAGTGTATGCATGGGAACAGGGTGCAACATCTTGGAGTGCTGAAAGACCGGCATATATATGCGACTGGAAATATGCCAAACTGGCAGAAAGCGAGGATCAGAATGTCGATAAGCAGGATTAAAAACCGGATATCTGAGGCAGCGACAGAAGCCTGCGGATATTCTCCACTAACGAAAGTGATTTCAGAGGAAGAGGTAAACAGGATTCTGGCAGAGGAAGAAAAGACTGGTGGGTGGATTCCGGTAACAGAGAGACTGCCGGAGGATGATAAATATATCATGATTTCATTTGAAAATTCTACATTGCCGGACATTGGCAGATATGAAGCTGATAAGGACGGAAACGGTGCATTTTATCCGGGGGACGATGAGAAAAGTTATGTGGAATACGATTTGTTCGTGAATGCTTGGATGCCACTGCCGGAGCCGTACAGGGAAAGCGAGGAAAGTCATGATTGAGTGTATAAGAACTGCGGCACGGGATAGCAAAACGGAACGCATTAAAGTTTCCTGCTTAGATATTATCGTAACAATGATAGGAAAAAAGCCATATTACGAAATCAAGTACAAGGAAATCGGAGAGGACTATTATCATGTTGGCTACAGTTCCTATAAGCTAGAAAATGTTTTAGCTTGGAAGGATGAGTGCTTTGAGATTGTGAAAGAATGCAGACCGCAGACCAATGCAGACCGGATCCGGAGCATGACGGATGAAGAACTTTTAGATTTCCTTTGCTCAATCGAAACATATGAGCAAGGGAGCGTAAAGACCATTGAGGGCGGTGTAGCAATGTGTTCTGTTACAGAGGTGGAACAATGGCTTAAGGCAGAAAGTGAGGGATAGCATGGAGAGATTAACAATACGTTCAAAAAACAGTGATATGGTTTGGTTTAAGGATGCAGAGAATGATAATGCACACCTTGAACCATGTGAAATGACTGCACATCATAACAGAATGGCACTTAATAAGCTTGCCACTTATGAGGATGCCGAAGAACAGGGAAGAATGATTATTTTCCCATGCAACAAAGGAGACAAGCTCTACGAGTTTTATCGTGAATGTGTAGAGGACAGATTAGGAGCCGGGGAGACACCGGAAGACATCATTAATGTGAGAAAAGTGTATGGTTTTGAATATGAGGATGATGTGTTGTATATCCGAGCTTCTTATCATTCAAATCATTCAGAACTCTGGGGCGGATATGGTGAAGATACGCCAGAGTTTCCGGTAAGTGAGATAGGTAAAACTGTTTTTCTTACATACGAGGAAGCCGAAGCCAAGTTGAAAGAAATGGGGGAAAAGGATGTTTGATGAAATTTTCAATGTGATGAAATGCTTTCCGAAGAGTTATATTACTCAATTTGGAGAACTTATTTTATCAGACAAAGGGAATGTGTATTTTACAGCAAAAGACTGTAATACACAGGAAGATATTATCTGTAAACTTTTAGAGTGGTGTTCCAGACCACTTGCAAAGGGAGAACCTTACCGCCAAGAGAAGAGAAATAAAGAATGGAGGGAATCACTTCTTTCTGGATACAATGAATATCTCGGAACACAATTCACGCAAGAGGATATGTACTGGATTTACGATAAACTCGGAAACGCAGTCAATCACGAATTGACGTTGAAATTTATTGCAAGCGGATATGATTTGAAGCTTGTATATCCGAAGAAAGGAGAAAGTCATGGAAGATAGATTTTTATTCCGTGGAAAGCAGATTGATAACGGCGAATGGATACAAGGATATTTATATGGTATCTGGGAGAGAAGATATATCCTATGGGGAATGACCAATGATATCCCGAACATGGTCGAAGTAGACCCAGAAACCGTCTGCCAGTGTACCGGACTTAAGGATAAGAACGGCAAGCTGATCTGGGAGAATGACGTTTGTGATAGAAAAGAAGAATATCCGGAAATTGTAAAATATAATAAGGGCGATTGGACGCTTGATTATAGTTACCCAAAAGATAGAGAAAGCGGATATTGCTACTGTAATTTAGGATTTTACGTACTCGAACGAAAGTGTGTAGAAGTTATCGGCAACGTTTTTGATAATCCGGAACTGTTGGAGGTGTGAGCATGACGGAAAATAAAGCAATCGAAGAATTACATCGAATTAGACCTTATGGTGGAATAATTCCGCAGAGGAGGGCAGAAGCGTTAGATGTGGCAATCAAGGCACTGGAAGAGGTGCAGCAGTACCGACAGATAGGTACGGTGGAGGAATGCCGTGAAGCTGTGGAGAAGCAGACGGCAAGGAAAGGAATAAGAGAAAAGATAAAGAAAGGATACAATAGAGGAATGCATCACTATTATTGTCCTGTTTGTTGCGAGAAGGGAGATTTAAGAAACAAGTATAATGTTGGGTTATATTGCAGTGACTGTGGTCAGAAATTAGATTGGAGTGATGAAGAATGAGTGCTGTATGGTTCATAATTTTATTCCTTGCATGGGGGAATGGAATAGAGATTGACGGTATGTCGTATCTGATGCTTGCAATTTTTTATGTCGGAGATTGCATTTTAATGCAGAACAGGAGGGCGAACGATGAGACTGATTGATGCGGATGCGCTAAAGAAAGATTTAAAATCGGTTACTTTAAGCAATGGAACTTTAGTAAATACAAATGCAGTATTGTATTTACTAGAAGAATATCCGACGGCTTATGATGTAGACAAGGTTGTGGAGCAGTTGGAAAATGAGAGAAAGTTTTGGGAGAATGCATACAACAGGAATTTGGGAAAAGAGAAAGCAAGAAGTTATGAGCACGCAATCGAGATTGTGGAAGGCGGTGGAGTAGATGGCAATTAAACCGATTTTATTCAATACCGAGATGGTTCGGGCAATTCTGGCCGGAAGAAAGAGTTGTACAAGGCGGATATGCAAAGATGCAAATGAGTATACCGTACCGGATATGGATTTTTACAATGCTGACAGGCGGACTTATGCAGTACATAACTTTGTTGATAAGGAGCATATGGAACAGTTAAGTACGGCGGAGAGAACCTGTCCTATCTGTACGGGCGATATCCTGTATGTTCGTGAAACATGGAAAGAGACACCGAAAGGATACTATTACTACGAAGATTGGCAAAGAAATGATATTGCAGATATTACAAAATGGAAACCATCCATCCACATGCCAAAAGAAGCCGCACGCATCTGGCTCCGGGTCACAGACGTAAGGGTGGAGCGGTTACAGGAAATCACACCACAAGGAGCGTGGAAAGAGGGTGCGAGATGCTCTTGCCTGCATCCTGTACCAGATTGCGTAGGAAATAAAACCGCTTTTATTAGTATTTGGAACAGAACAATTAAGGAATCCGACATTGACCGGTACGGATGGTCTGTAAACCCTTATGTATTTGTGATCGAATTTGAGCGGTGTGAAAAGCCGAAAGGGGTGTGAGGTATGTTTAACAACTATGAGGAACTTTTGGAAGAAGAAGCACGGATACGTCAGCAGGAAGAGGATGAAATTAAAGAAAATCCATTGATGCAGTACAGCACATCACAGCTGAAAGCAGAATTGCGTAGAAGAAAAAAGGAGCGGTGTTAGGTATGGCTAAAGCAGTATTGATTATGGATATGCCGGGATCATGCAGTATGTGTAAATTCCTGTATGAATTTCAAGGAATTAAAAAATGCCAGCTCATGAATGTGTTAAACAATGGTGCTTCGAAATTATCACAAAGCACATTCACCGAGAAACGGCATGATTGGTGTCCCCTCCGGGAGTTGCCGGAGAAGATACCAGAGTTGAAATCTGGTTATGAGAGTATTGACAGAACATTGCACCGGGAGGGCTGGAATGCCTGCTTAGATGAAATTTTGAAGTAAATCGAAAGGAGTAAGAGGTTTTCCATTAGATTGGATGATTTAAAAGCAATAAAACGATGAATTTGTTGCGTAAAACACAACATAATTAAATTTAAAGTGCGCTATTGTAGATATGTGCACGGAATATCAGAAAGGAGCCGAACCTCCGGCCGGGGTAACGATATATCGGGTTCCTTTTAGAAAAAATGAAAATAAAGTGTGAAATATATCGGGATTCTATGCAGAACTATAAAAAGTACGCTATTCCACCGGCACAGCTTATCATTGCTGATGTGCCATATAACGTAGGAAAGAATTTCTACGGTAGTAATCCTATGTGGTATAACGGCGGCGATAATAAGAATGGGGAAAGTAAGTTTGCAGGAAAAGCAGCTTTCAATTCGGATTATAATTTCAACCTATACGAATACTTTCATTTCTGTAGCAAGATGCTAAAAAAAGAGCCGAAGAAAGCCGGAAACCGTGGGAGAAGTTCAGAAGCACCATGTATGATTGTGTTCTGCGCATTTGAGCAGATGCAGACATTGATTGCTGCGGCAAAGAAACATGGATTTAATAATTATATACCATTAGTTTTTATTAAAAATTACAGTCCACAGGTTCTTAAAGCGAATATGCGCGTTGTAGGTGCAACAGAATATGCACTTGTCTTGTATCGGGACAAGCTGCCAAAGTTCCGAAACGGGGCGAAATTCGATGAGGATGGAAAGACTATCAGAGGTACAGGACACATGATTTTCAACTGGTTCACATGGGAGAAAGATGGGAAAGATATTCCGAAAATCCATCCCGCACAGAAGCCGGTAGCGTTGCTGAAAAAACTGATTGAGATTTTCACAGATCCCGGTGATGTGGTAATTGATCCATGTTGTGGAAGCGGTAGCACATTAAGAGCGGCGGCGGAACTTGGAAGAAATGCGTATGGATTTGAGATTGACCGCAATTTTTATACAGGAGCAAAAGAGAAAATGCTTGTGTTTGAAACTGATAATCAGATTAGTTTCGAGGATATTCCAGGGGTGTTGCCATGATCCAGACAGCAGAAGATAAAGTGAAAGAGTACTGCCAGTGCATCCGCAGAGAAATAGAACACTGGAAAGTTATCAATCAGAACGGGTGTAATGATCCGTTCTGGTCGGATGGCTGCAACATGAATCTGACACGGAATCATATCATTTATTATCAGTCAAAGATCCACGAGGCCTGCACAGAAAATCAGTTGCCATTACCGGAGGAATATTATTTATCCCTACCGCCGGAAGTGGACAATAATTATATGGCAAATCTTAAGCAGAAATCACGGGTGGAGAGATTGCGTCAGTTAGGGAGGATCATGACTGGACGCATTTATCAGTACGACGAGAACCAGATGAGTTTATTTTAGAACCAGATAACAAAACCAAGCGATCATCATACCACCTCCCGTAATAGTATATGCTGCGGAGGTGGGAGATGATATGGAAAGAGAGGGGCACAGATGGATTGGAATTATGACATGGACAGTTGTCCGTTAGATACAAAGGTTTTCTTATTGTCAGCAAACGACAACCTACTTTTGCCACAGCGTGAATTTGTTGGCACTCTTATGCGCAAAGGACATTCTGTTACAAGAGGTAAGTGCTTTAGTGGAGATCCAGAGTATTTTTATAGAAGTAAAATTGTTGCGTGGAAGAAATATAATGCAGAAAGAGAGGAATAATTGCATGAAGTATACGGTAGAACTGACAGAAAACGGAATTAATGAAACATTGGAATTGAATGGAATAACTTACAGAAAAGAATGGACAAGGTTGGAAAATGGTTTACTTCAGTGCTCACAGAAAGATTTCTCGGAGCAGATGAGAGTGAATGGACATGATGGAGACCTTATAGAGAGAGTAGCAGAAGTATTTGACAGCTTTTTGGCAGGAGACGTAGATGATATCAGGGATTGTTATGATTAAGGAGAACGTGTAATTATGCTCAATAGCAAGGTATATACAAAAAAGTGCGTGATCTGCGGAAAAGAATACAAATCAATATCAGTCAGAGCACTTACCTGTGGAAAGGATTGCAGAAATGAATACCGCAGAAGAAAAGATAGGGAAAAAAGAAGCGTAAAAACATGTAGAAACAGTACATTAGATGATGTTTTAGGAAAAGCAAGAGAAGCCGGCATGAGCTACGGAAAATATGTGGCAATGATGGACGGTACACCGAAAATCTGGCAGAGAGAAGAATAAAATATTGGAGGATAGTGGCTTATGAAGTTTTCAAAACTGACTAAGCCAGAGCTTGAAACAATTATTGAAAACGCCAATTTCACGGAGCAGGAAGAAGAAATATTTTATCTTCTTGCCCGTGGACTTATTTCAAAAGAAATAGCCATGAGACTATGCGTATCAACAAGAACAGTGGAAAGAAGAATTTTTGATATTAAACAGAAAGTAAAAAAGTTAGAAGGTGAGTTAAACGGGAAATCTTTCAAATAGTGAGTTGTTGAATATTGCCATCGAAAATGGTATTATCAACATAGACACCATTCAGAAAAAAATTGAAATGAACGAAAGGAAAAAATTTATTGAAAAACACACTTACAGCATTTGGCAAGGAAAAGATGGAAAGTTTTACACATATTTGCCAGATGAAGATAATAAGAGAGGAAAGAGACTTGTAAAGAGAACATCTGAAAAAGCAATTGAAGATGAAATAGTAAAGTTCTATAAAGCTAAGGAGGATGAACCTACAGTTATTCAGGTATATTCTAATTGGATTTCTGAAAAACTTGAATATGGTGAAATAACAAGACAGACAAAGGACAAGTACGAGACAAATTTTAAAAGATTTTTTGAAAATAAGTATTTGCCGATTGCAAATAGAAAAATCCGGTACATTGATGAAGAAATATTGGAATCATTCATAAAAACAGCTATTTCAAAACTGGAACTTACGCAAAAAGCTTATTCTGATATGCGGATATTGATTAACGGAATTTTCAAATATGCAAAGAAAAAACATTATACCAGCCTGAGCATAACCAGTTTTATGGGTGATTTGGAAATTTCGGAAAAGTCATTTAAAAAGAACCATAAGTCAGACTGCGAATTGGTATTTTCTAAGGATGAGGAACTTTTAATTGAACGATTTGTAATGGAAGATGAGCCTACATTGATAGAACTTGGCATTATTTTGGCATTTAAAACAGGATTGAGAGTTGGGGAAATATCTACCCTCTCATGGTCTGATGTCGGAGAAAATAAGATACATATATCAAAGACAGAAATAAGATATAGAGATGATAATGGCAAATATGTATTTGATGTTCAAAATTTTCCTAAAAGTGATGCCGGGTTTAGAGATGTTATAATTACCGCAGATACCAAAGAACTTATGAGAAAAATAAAAATGCTCAATCCATTTGGGCAATATATTTTTATGAAAAACGGTAAACGAATAAAAGGTCAGGCATTTACAAGGCGGCTATATGTGATATGTGATAGAATAGGAATTGGTGAACGTTCAATTCACAAGGCAAGAAAGACATATGCAACAAAGTTGATAGATGGAAATGTTCCAGAATCGGTAATAAAAACACAAATGGGGCATACAGATATCAGAACAACTCTCGATCATTACTATTTTAATAACAAGACAGAGAGTGAAATGCAGGAATATATTGCAAAAGCATTATCAATGTAA